AACCGGGGCGACGGCCACGGGCCAGCTTCGGCTCAACGGCACCGCCCTGGAGTTCTACAACGGCACGGCCTGGAAGGTTGTCACCTTCGACGCCTAGGAGCGCATTCGATGGGATACACGGATCACCTGGACCTTGCGAACGCCTACGTGGACGGCGAGCAGCTGGCGGTGCCGCAATGGCGGTACACGCACGACCCGAGGGGCGCGTCTGACGTGTCGGGCCAGGCGGTGACCGTGGACAAATCCAGGATCGAGCGCACCGTCCGCTACTCAAAGGTCGACATCATCACGTCCCTGGCGACCTGCCAGGCGCTGGTCAACGCCGGCGAGAAGGCTCCCCGACTCAGCGAGTGGGAGCAGGTGAACGTCAAGGCCCGAGGATTAGGGCTCTTGCCATGAAGCTGGCCATCGGAGACGACGAGATCGTCATCATCGTGGAAGGCCCCGCCGAGAAGTTCTGGCTTGAGAGGAAGTTCGGCTTGAGTGGCGATGGTGACCCCTTGATGTTCTACAAGATGCTCGGCCCAAACGGCGAGATGGTGTTCAAGGCGTCAACTGCGCCGAGGCCACTGAAGGTGGTGGAGAAAGAGTAGTGGCGAAGATGGGGAAGCGGCGTAAGCAGCAGACCGACACGTTGCCCATGGGTGACGCCATCGAGCTGTATGTCCAGACCCTGCACCGCAAGCGGCGCCCGCTCTCCATGGAGGACCGGGCGGAGGTGGAGCGCCTCGAGGTCTCGCTCAACAACGCGCTGAACATGTACGACGTCCCCGTCACCTTGGCATGCAGGTTCGAGCCCGGGCAGAGCTTCGAGTCCCTGGGTCCCGGCGAGGAGATGGCCCCCATGAAGGAGCAGCTCAAGGACGGGGCCAGGAAGGCGTGCTGCGGTGTGCCCGAGCCCTCGGACAGGAAGAAGGGCGTCCTCGGCAAGATCAAGAACCCACTCAAGCGCAAGTAGGCACCAATGACCCCTATCATCGTAGCCCTCCTGGCAGGACTGGCGTACCCCTTCGCCAGCTTCGGCCTGACCTTCATGATCCAGTACGCCACCATCTTCGACCGGCCCCGGAACCTCCTCCGGGGCGGTGAGGACAACGAGGAGCGCAACCCCGTCCAGGGGTTCTTCTACGAGCTGTTCGACTGCGCCTTCTGCGTGGGCACGTGGTCCGGTCTCGTCCTGGGCGGCGCGGGCCTGTTGGCGCTCCAGGAGCTGGGGAGCTCGCCGACCCCTGTGCTGTGCGTGCTGTTGGTGGTCGCGTCGGCGCTGGCCTCCTCGACGATCGGCTTCATCGGGTACCTCGTCACGCAGCGCCTGCTGTGAGCGCCCCCTTCTACTTCAACATCTTCCAGGTGTCGTCCAACCCCCTCTCCGGGGACTCGCACCTCGTGTTCGCCCTGATCCCTCCGGGGGCAAGCCCCCGGTGAGCGACGACGGGGAGGTCGTGCTCCCCATCGTGACCACGGCCCTCACCCCGATTCTGCACCTGCGGGCCATGCACAGGGCCCTGGGGGAGCATCTGGAGAAGGTGGACGCCTCTCGGGAGGCCAAGCTGATCACGTGGACCCCGAAGGGGGAGCCAAACTAGGGTCCTGGCTCGGTGGTGGCCTCGGTAGTACCATGCGCCCATGGCCCAGATCCGAGTCGACACGGTGCGCCAGGACTACTTCGTCCCCTTCGCAGGGGATGGGTACTCCCGTGTCACGGGGCTGACCGCATCCGACTTCGCGGCGAAGATGGCCGCCAACGGGGCCAACGTCGCGATCTCCCTGCTCGACGACGACGCCAACGACCCCGCGGCCGGGGAGATCAAGGTCAAGGAGGTCGACGGCAACGGCACCTACGTCATCGCCTACCTCGCCGACACGGCCGGAGAGATCCTGGTCGTCATGGAGTATGCCGCGGGCACCTTGCGGTTCTCCGTCGAGCACGACGTCCTGCATACCATCCCCGACGCCGCCTCCACCGAGGTCGTCAACCTGCAGGTCAACCTGCCCAACGCCACCGGGGCGCCCAACTGCAGCTACGTGGTCCGCTCCTCCTCGGGGACGAGGGTGCTGACGGGTCACGTCGATGGTCTCGGGCAGGCCACTCTTCCGTTGGCCATCGCCAACGGCTACAAGATCATGGTGTCGCGGGCCGATCTGAACTTCACCGAGCAGACCTTCAACGTGGCTGACGGCGGAGGGACCGTGACGGTCACGGCGAAGTACACCGCCAGCGTGGTGATGGGAGGAGTCTGATGGCAGTCACCCGGGCCACCGCCACCGTCGATCAGGACATCGTCCTCCGGGCGCACTTCCGTAAGATCAGCGGCGAGTACCTGGATGTCTTCAAGGTCAAGAAGGTCCAGATCCTCGACACCAACGGGGTGACCGAGCTCGAGGAGATCCTCACGGCCGCCGTCACCGAGCTGGCCACCGGCCAGTACGAGATCACCGCTGCCAAGGCCAGCTTCGACGTAGGCGGGACCTACTTCGACAAGTGGACGATCGAGGAGGAGGAGGGCGACGCGGACACGGACTTCACCGCGTCGATCGTGGTGGTGGAGGCGGGGCCGTCGTTCAAGGAGCGCCCCTCGGCCATCACGAACCATGACGTCATCCTGTACGCGGAGTACCGCAACTCCGTCACCGGCGCGCTGTTCGACCCGGACTCGATCGACAAGGTCGAGATCCTGGACCTGTCCACCAACGGCTCGGCCATCCTGCAGACGGTCGTGGCTCCGAACATCGTCAAGGTGAAGGTCGGGGTCTACTACATCATCGCCGACGGCACGAAGCTGGACGAGGCGGGGACCTACACGGACAAGTGGTACGCCACGATCAACCTGGATGATGCCCAGACCTCCGTCTCGCTCACCTTCGACGTCGCCGCGGCCGTCGGCGCCGGGATCGGGGACCGCTTGGTCACCATCACGGTCCTGGACGCCCTGACGGAGGTGGTGCAGCCCGACCTGGACGTCATCGCCACCGAGAAGGCGACGGGGATCAAGCTGCTGTCCACGACGACGGACGGCAGCGGCAAGGCCTACTTCAACGCCGATCTGCTCACGTACATCTTCACCATCCGCGACCCCCTCGACACGGCCAAGGTGTACTCGGTCAACAACCTCGAGCACACGGTCGCAGACGAGCGTCTACTGGCGTCGGGGGACGCCAACCCCAACATCCTGCAGTTCCTCGTCACCGAGCTCGTCCCGGACTGGGATGTGGGGACTCCGCTCGCCGCGGCGGACCTGTGCCTGGTCTCCGGCTCCTTCGTGGACCTCAAGGGCGTGCCCATCAAGGACCTCGAGGTCCGGGTGCAGAACAACTTCGTGCCCACCATCCGCTCGACGAGAGCCGTGCTGGGGGACGACCTGATCGTCAAGACCAACGCCGCAGGCAAGGTGTCCTTCAACCTGGTCCGCACCTCGGAGGTCACCGTGACCTTCGTGGGCGCCGGCCTCACCCGTCGGCTGACGATCCCCGACGCCTCCACCGCGGACCTGACCTCCCTGCTCGGCGCCGCCGAGGACATGTTCACCATCGCCAAGGACGACACCATCGTCCTGGTGCCCCGGGCCGCGTAGTGGCCGCCGGGTCCGAACGCTGGCTCGAGGTCGAGGACTACCGTTCCCGCAAGGGGAGCGGGGAGCTGGTGCTGCGGGCCCGTGGCAAACGGCTGTGGTTCCCTATGTCGGAGCCGGCCTACCGGGAGTTCAAGGACCGGCTGCGGGGCTCACAGCACGACGCCCTGCGGTTCGCCAAGGCGCACGTCAGGTCGCCGGGCAAGGTCAAGGAGCCCTACGGTGGCAAGTGGGGCGGGGCGAGGTCCAGGTACTATCGCCGGAACAAGCTGCCGCTCCTCGGGCGCAAGAAGCGGTGGGACGTGAGCGACGCGCGCAGGGAGTTCGAGATGGACAAGCAGTCGCTGGCGGGCTACCTCGACGAGATGGACAAGCTCTCGATGCTGCTGCCCCTGCTGGGCGCGGCGGGCGTGACCGGGGGCGCCGCGCTCCTGATGGCCAAGAAGCTGCGCAAGAAGATCTACAACTCGCGCATGCCCGGCGAGCGGCCGATCCAGTACGGGAAGTTCTAGTGGACGCTGTGACCCTGGTGTCCTGGGTGGACGAGCTGACCAGAGGCAGGGCGTAGATGGCGAACGTCACCGTCACCATCGTCGTCAAGGACACTGCGGGAGTGCCCCAGCCGGTCGACGGCGTGCTTGTCCAGGTCTACGACGACCAGGACGCCCTTGTGACGACGGGTGTCACCGGGGACGGCGCCAACGACGCCGGCGAGAGGGACTTCACGCTGAACGGCGATGCCGACGGGGTCACCTATCGACTGCGGATATCCAAGGTCGGGACCACCATCGTCAGCCCCCAGGACATCTCGGTGACCGATCCTGTCGTCACCACCAACATCTTCGATGTGTCCGCCGAGCTCCATACCCTGCCCGTGGCCGCGAGCGCCGACATGTGCCGCTGCTCGGGCTACTTCACGGACGTCACGGGCAAGGCCCTGACCGACGTGAACATCTCCTTCCACCCCAAGATCGAGATCGCGGAGCCGCAGATCATCGGGGGAGGGGACAACGCCAAGGCCGCGCTGGGCAGGACGCTCAACGTGAAGACGGACTCCACCGGGTACATCCAGGTGGACCTGCCGCGCGATGGCGAGTTCGACGTGGTCGTCGGTGGGCAGGAGAACGACATCCTGCACGTGGTGGTGCCCGACGCCTCCTCCTGCAGCATCGTCCACCTGCTGTGGCCGGTGATCCTCAACGTGACCTACGACCCGGTCAGTCCGGCCGCCGTGCCTCTCGCCGGCACGCTGGATGTCGCCCTCGTCCTGACCTGGACCAGCAAGACCACCAAGTTTGACGGCTCCGCCCCGCTGATCATCGAGTCCAGCGACACGGACATCGCCACGGCGACCCTCGCCGGCGCCGACAGCACGGACGCCAAGCTGGTGATCACGGGGGTCAAGGCGGGCCAGGCCACGTTCACGGTCAAACGCAGGTATGAGACGGGCTACGAGATCGTCTCCCGCCCGGCCCTCGCAGCACTGCCGTCGCTGGTGGTGAACGTGGCGTGATCTCAGTGGCCCCCCCGGAGATGGAGGAGCCGCCGCCGAGCTGGCTGGACAGGGAGCTGTCGGCGGTCAACACCCTGTGGCTCCGCGTGTGGTGGCGGGCGGTCTGCGACTATGTCCTGTACCAGGACAGCGCCGTGCGTCGGCAGCGTCGGCTGGCCGACGAGGCCGCGACGTGGTTGTTCGAGGACGGCTGCAGCTGTGACAAGGAGGAGTGCGGGGACGCACGCCTGTCCTTCTCCAGCTTCTGCTCCATGTTCAACAGGAACCCCGTCACCGTCCGACGCTGGCTGCTCACCCTGACGCCGGCCGACGTGGGTCGGATGGGGAGGACCCTCTTGTAGCCATGTCGCAGTCCCGGCCGACGTGGTGCCCTGCGGCTGGGGACTGCTTGTTCCTGCGGCAGCGGCGGTCCAAGATGTGCATCGGGAGGCAGACCAGGATGAGGGACACCCACCGTGTGTGCCTCTCCGGACAAGACGAGGTGGTCATGGTGGTACGTCTGAGCGAGAGCAGCCAGTACCTGCTGGAGGATCTGCTGGTCGCCATGAAGACTGATCTGGACTTCTCCCGGTGAGCGCATACACCGACGCCGAGAAGTCCCTGGCGGTCGCCCAGTTCGGCCCCAAGGACCCCAAGCACCCCTCCACCGACTCGGGCCCGCCGGACTGGGCCGCGCAGTTCGCGGAGGTCCAGGAGATCGTGGCCTGGGGGTTCATCTCCAACCCGGACGTGATCTACAGCTTCGTGAAGATGGCCGTCCGCACCTTGCTGGAGAAGAACGTCGCCTTCCTGGCCCAGCTGACCGTCCTGTCCGGCGCGTTGGCGGACATGGAGAACTCCCCCACCTCCGTGGCCTCCATCGAGAACCTGGACGAGGCCATCTCCAACGCCAAGGAGATGAAGACCGCGCTGGCGGCGGGAGGGGCCACCAAGGACGCCCTGACCAGGTTCTCCGAGGGCATCGACCTGTTCCTGGGCACGCTGGGCGACACGTCCAGGGCGGGCGGCGTCTCCCGGACCCCCGTGGACGAGGCCTCCGACAAGGCCGACGCCGCTCTCAGGGAGATGGAGGACGCCTACGCCACCATGCTGGTCCTGGTGACGGGGATCAGGGCGGCCTGCACCGACTGGGACGAGGTCGACCTTTCCAAGATCGCGGGCGCCAGCCCCCTGGACAGCATCGTCACGCGCCTCGAGGCCCTGAAGAAGAACCCCTCCGACAGGCAGCGTGCCTCCTCCCTGGAGCTGCTGTCCTCCATCGCGCGGATGGACGCCGCCATCAACCCCAGAGACCCCTGCGTCGCCAAGGTGTCCTCCACGGGGGCCGGAGGGGACAGCACTGGGAACAGCCACGGCCCCAAGGCGCTTGCCACTGGGACGACCTCGGGACCACACAACATCGGACCCCTGCCGGGCGCCTCCCTGGCTGTCCCGACCACCAACCCCGGCAACCATGTCCTGAAGCTGGACCTCAACGAGCTCCTGACCAAGACCTTCACCCTGCCCTCGTCCACTCGGGCCTCGGTGATCGGCCGCACGTTCGCCGACGTGACCTTGGTGGCGACCGGCCCGGCCATCCTGATCACTCCGGGCGTGGAGAACTTCGACTTCGAGATCGCCACCGGGGGCCCGGTCACCGTGTACACCCTGGACGACGACGGCCTGGGGGTCGGTGTGGTCCTGGAGGACACGGCCAACTCCCCGTTCGCCAACGCCAAGGAGGGCGACCTGGCCCACCCCGACGGCCTCGGCTGGGGGTCGGCTGGCAGGATCGTCCACGTCCTCGACGACGACCGGGCTGTCATCATGGGGCAGCACGGCTTCCTGGACGGGCACGCCAACTTCACCGTCTTCCGCGACAACAGGCTGACGGTGGTCACGGATGGCGTGGCGGAGACCGTGCTGCTCGACCTCATCGACAACCACCCGTACACCGCCGCCAAGGCCGCTGCGCTGATCGCCGCCGCCATCCTGCGAGCCACGGTGGAGGTGGATCCCCAGGACGCCACCAAGGCGAGGCTGACGTCGAACACCGGGCTGCCCGAGGAGGAGACCTCCCTGGCCATCGCCGCCTCCCGCGCGAACTCCGTGTTCGGGTGGGACGACGACCCGGAGGAGACCTCGCCCTACCCGGATCCCAATCCCAACAAGGCCACAGGGTCGGTGGGCAACGACCAGCTGGTGCTGGCTGTCGACGAGCCGCTGTATGCGGGCAACCCCCTGCGGGACGACTCGGCCGGGGCGGGCCGGCACATCCCCATCAAGGTCGAGGTCGCAGGCAAGGCCACCCTGGCGGAGATCGTGGCGCACCTGAACGGCCAGGACGACTTCACCGGCCCCGCCGACGGGAGCGCGCCCCGCGCCTACGCCCAGGCGACGGACGGGCGGCTGGTGATCAGGTCGCAGAGGTACGGGCCCGTGGGCTCGGTCCGCATCATCTCGGAGACCTGGGGCCCTGCGTCGTACCGCACGGCGACGACGGTGGTGAACCTGCTGCGGGTGGGCGATGACACCATGCAGCTGTCCGGGCCCGCCTGGCAGTCGGGGACCTTCTTCGTCGGGGACTACATCAATGCCAACCTGGTCGCGGGCCCCGACGTGTTCGTCTCCGGCCCCGCCAAGATCCTGGAGCTCGTCGACGCCACGACGATCCTGGTGCGCCTGCCTGACCAGGAGAGCCCCGCGGCCGACGACGTCGGCGGCAACACCTACGAGTGGTACCTGTTCCCCGCCCTGCGTAGCACGTGCCTGGAGACGCTGGGCCTGCCTGCTGATCAGCTCATCCGCGGCAAGGACGTCACCAACCAGCAGCTCAAGGACTTCCTCGAGGACACTACGGCCGGCACCAACATCGACGGGGAGGCCAAGGTGCTCGCCGCGAAGCCCATGCTGGCGAAGGTGGAGCTGCAGATCGACGAGGACGGGGACATCACCGTGCTGTCGGGCGATCCCAACGTGGGAGAGGTGGCCTTGCTGGAGGGGGACGTCGGCGGCACCTACCACGTGATCGTCAAGGCCCTGCCCGCCATCAGCCTGACTCCCGACTTTGCACCGGGGACCTTGCCGGCCGCAGGCAAGACCATCAATGTCAACGCACGGATCGGGCCCGACCCCTTCGTCCTGGAGTCCACCAAGATCACCAAGGCCTCGTCCATCAAGTCCCTGTCGGACGCCAACGACGCCAACACCGAGCTCGGACTGACGGGCGACCTGGACGTCCGCGGGCATACGGATGTCTGGGACGACGCCTCCGTGGACCTGCTGGACAAGGGCGTGGCCCCCACCGACCTGCTGACCATCGCCGGGGACTCGGTCGCCAAGGAGATCGTGACGGCCGCCGCGGCCAGCGTCGGGCTGAAGCTGGGCACGGCCGTCACGGACGTCACCAAGAACGACTCGGGGACCACCTACTCGATCAAGAGCAAGGGGCTGACGGAGCAGGAGCGCATCGCCAAGGACGCCACCTCCCCGCTGCCCACATGGCAGGACGACGTCCTGACCGGGGATGACGAGTTCGAGCTCGGCCTGGCCAAGTTGCGGGATGCGGTGAACCGAGCGGTCAACGGGTCCGACCTGCAGAGGAGGAGGGCCGTGGGCCTGGCCTCGAGGCTCACGGCCATCTGGGACGACTCCGCTGCCCCCGACGGGCTGCAGACGGTGCTGACGACCTACGACGCCCCTGTCTTCGACGAGGCCGACGCCATCCTGCAGGCGCTGCAGGAGATGCGTATGGATGCAGGGGCTGCGCTCCTACGGCAGGCGCGCTTCGTGGACTTCTTCGACCTCACGGGAGACACTAGCCTACCTTCCGGAGGGTTGATCAAGAGCATGGTGGACCTGGCCCAGGAGGACTTCGCCGCCTCCCCGGACATGCTGGAGGACAGCGGGGCGAGGTCGTCCACGGCGCCGTCACCGGATGCGGACTACCTGCACGACGACCTCGGCACTGGCTTCCGGGCGGTGGCCTCCGGCACGGATGGGGAGGCCGAGGATGTGGACGAGGTCTATTAGTGGCTGATGACAACAAGACGGTCGTCGAGGCACGCAGGGCTCTGGCCAACGCCTATACCCTCGTCCACAGCATCGAGGGGACCCGGTACCTGCGGGGCGTGTCCTTCCATCAGCTCGTCACCCAGTCCATCCGCCAGCTCGGCGCCCCCGGCGAGACGCAGCTCGACGGCTCCAACGTCCCCACCGACCCGCCGATCGGCACGCTCTCGCGCAGAGACCGCTTGATCAAGCTCCGTAGCAGCTTCAAGGACCAGCTCGGGCTCATCCGGGCGCTGCCGGCCATCGTGGAGAAGGACCCGGAGCTGCGGGATCCCGGGCCCGACGAAGTCGCTATCCGGGCGGACTGGGCCTGATGGACATCCAGGTGTTGCGACTGGAGGGCGTCCTGCCGGTGAGCGGGTTCTTCATGCTCACCAGGGTCCCGTTGGTGCTGGCCATCACCGGCAGCGGGTTCGACGACACCGAGGCGGTGTCCGCCAACGGTGTGGGCATGGACGAGTTCAGCGTGATCAACGGCAGGCTTATCCTGGTGGGGCTGCCGTTGCACATGACGGCCCCGATCACCAGCGTCAGGGTGTCGACGACCAAGCTCCCCAACCTGTCCGTGTCCCCGCACCACTCCGTCGCCCCCATCCGGTCCAGGGTGGCGTTGGGCCTCGGCACGCGCATCGAGGGGATCACGGGGATCATGCGGCTGACCCAGATCTTCGTGAAGGTGCTCTTCACGACGCCGGGCACCAGCATCCACAACCCGCACCTCGGGGGAGGCGCCAGGGGGCTGTTGGGCGCAGCGTCGGCCCCGGAGTCCAAGGCCCTGGTCCGGTCGTTCTCGGTGGCGGTCAGCCGCACCTCCGAGCAGATCACGTCCATGCAGGCTCGCAGCGGGGCTCCCGCATCGGAGCGTCTGCTGCTGGCCAACTTGGTGGGGGCGGCCTTCGACAAGGAGTCCGCCGCGCTGTCCGCCGTGGTATCCCTGACGAGCTTCGACCGAGAGCAGGCGGTCGCGAACATCACCCTGTGAGGTAGGCCGTGCCGATCGACTCCGACTACATCGCCCAACGGCTGCAGGCCTTCGACGCGGGCATCGACGTCACGAAGGGGTCTCCTGCGCAGGCCCACGTCATCCTCCCCCTGCTCGCCAAGCTGGGCACCGATCCGCTGTCCACCCCCATCCGTGAGTTCCTGCTGGCCCGTCTCCGCGAGGAGCATCCCGATCTGGCTGTCGGCACCGAGGCCGACACCATTGTCGACATCCTTGTCGATCCCCTGGTGTCCTTCCTGGAGCCGTTCAAGCGCGAGCTCACGACGATCAAGCAGTCCCAGTCCACCGCGGACCCGGACCTGCTGTCGGAGGCCGAGGCCGACGCGCTGCTGGCCAACCTGTTCTTTGACCGGCCCCCCGGCACCAAGGCGCAGTTCACCGTGCGCCTGTACTACGTCACCCCCACCGCCGTGGAGGTCAACCAGCTCACGCGCTACGGCACCGTCTCCGGCCTGAGCTTCTTCCCCGCGACCACCCAGTCGATCACGTCGGCCTCGATGCTCCTCAACCAGGAGGGGGCGCTGTACTTCTTCGACACCACGGTGGAGGCGGAGAAGGTCGGCACGGACCACAACGTCGCCGTCGGGGCCATCTCCATCGTGGAGGGCCTGCCCACCCTGTCGAAGGCGAAGAACCTCACCACGGCCGACGTCAAGGGCTCAGCCCTCGAGTCGAACTCGGAATTCATCGACCGGGCCGAGGTGGCGCTGTCCGAGCGCACGATGAACACGGAGCGGGGACTGGCGGCCAGGCTGATGGCCCTGCTGCCGGCCATCACCAAGCTCCAGGGCATCGGCTACCGCGACATCGAGATGGAGCGGGACGTCATCAAGGGCTCCCTGGTCCTGTCCGCCGGCGACCTGGGCCTGGGGCCCATCGTGAACATGGCCGCCAGCGGCCTGGCCCTGGTCGGCTCCTACGACTTCGGGGACGACGTCGACGACACGGTGGGGCTCACCACGTTCCATCGCCGCCTGCTGGGCGTGCAGATCCTCAAGGCGGACCTCAAGGTCTCCCCGCCCGTGGTGGGCAATACGGTGTCCGTCCACCACGCCACCCGCCTCACCGCCAACAAGAGCGACCAGGTGGTCGACGCCGACCACGTCTCCGACCACATCATCGCGTCGGTGGTCGAGACGCCGCTCGACGCCACGAAGTGGGACATCCTCTTCGACGACTACAGGCTCATCGACCAGTCCGGCGAGACGGTGCAGACGGTGGTGATCGGCAGCAACGTCACCGGAGCCGTCCTGCCCTTCTCCAACACCCTGGAGCAGACGGTCCCGTTGGCGGACTTCCTCAAGCCCGGCGACCCTGCCTCTCCCGGCGACCTGCTGATGGTCGAGTACAGCGGAGGCAACGACGAGGCGGCCTTCCGCATCGGCACCGTCGTCTCCGCCACCAGGGTGATCATCGACGAGGGGCTGGCCGTGATCGCGGAGGGGATCGGGGACAACCAGGCGGCCGACCCGGCGGACAACACGGGCATCTCCATCAAGGTGGCCAATGGGGCCGACAAGATCGGCGTCCCCGACGCCATGGTGACAGGCACGGTCGGCGGCGCCGCCGGGTGGGTGAACAGGCACATCGTCATGCGGGAGGATGGGGACGACAGCCTCGTGGCGGGCGTCGGCGCGCAGCGGTACTTCAAGGTCAAGGCGATCGCAGATGCGGGCTCATGGCCTGACGGAGCTGATCGCACCGAGGTCACCCTGGATGTGGACATCGACGCCGCCACCGCCCCTGACGACGACAACTACAAATGGTCCCTGGTCGCCAAGGACTCCCTGAACACCGCGGCGGCCAACCTGGAGCTCGGCGCGGACGGCGCCGCTGCGGAGGCTGGAGACGCCGACGCCCCCATCCCGCTGCACCCCAGCACGAACATGAAGTGGGTGATCCGCCGGGACAAGTCCGGGGCCTCCATGGCAGGCTTCGTCGACGGCAACGCGATCAACGACCTGCTGTACTCCGAGCGTGCCCCGCTGGCCGTGGCTGCGGTCAACGCGGGCATCAAGCTCACCTTGTCCGACATCCCCGGAGGCATCGCCTTCCCGGATACGGCCGAGGGTGAGCTCACGATCGACAACGACACGATCCACATCGGCGGGATGACCGACGCCTACATGCGGGTGAACGACAACGTGGACGGCACCCCCCTGGTGCTGGACCTCGAGGACGACGAGCCGCTAGCGCAGGGAGTGGACGGCTCCAACCCTGCGGGGGGCTCGTCCATCCTGACCTCGGCCACGGTCGACTTCGGGGCCAAGGGCGTGCGCGCCGGCGACGTGCTTGTCGTCAAGGACGACAACCCGGGCTCGTACCGCGTCACCAAGGTGGCCGGTCTCACCGTCACGGTGATCAATCACGCGGACCCCACCGCGGAGGCCTTCGCCAACGTGGGGGCGAACGTCCGTTTCGAGGTGGTTCGCACGATCACGGTGGATCTGGTGTCGCCCAAGGACACCAAGATCCCCAACAACGACGTCAACGACGGCACGTCGCTCAAGAATCCCAAGGACCTGACCACCTTCGCTGCGAGCGCCAGGGTGGAGTCCCGTGACGCCGACAACCTCTCCTACGTGGACTACCTGAAGCAGGGCGCCGAGGTGGGGGACGTGCTGGAGATCTTCGAGGGGCAGGACAAGGGCGTCTACTCCATCGTCGCCATCGGAGGGGACTTCCCCAACGACGAGATCACTCTGGACACGGTGCTGATCGGGGGACAGACGGGGCTTGAGTATCGCATCTACAAGCCTGCCGCCAACGGCGGGATCACCCTGCCCCTGCTGCGGGTGTCGTCCATCGACAGGCTTGACGCCAACGGCCAGTCGGTGGGGATCAAGATCCCCTACGCCGACCCCGTGGACGTCCGCTCATCGGACTTTGGCAACCGCGGCACGGGGCTCAAGGTCCCCAACGACACCATGCCGGGCAACGACCTGTACACGACCACCGCCGGAGGGGTCACCACGGTCGAGGCGAACGGGGACACGGATTTCATCAAGTCCAGGATCGCTCCCGGCGACGTGCTGGCGTGGAGCTCGGGCGTCCATGCGGGGCTGTCCTACCAGGTGGAGTCCGTCACGGACCTGAACACCCTGATCCTGGAGGAGGACGTCACGGCCGGCGGGCTGGCGGACATCGTCGACGTCGCCGCGCCCGGACTGCCTGACTTCACGCTGGGCGCCCCGTCCATCGGCTCCGCCAGGTGCTACTTCCTGGAGCCCACCACGTTCTCCGTGGACAACGCCTCCGCGACGTTCGTCACCGCCTCGGGGCTGACATACAAGCCGGATCCGGACAACAACGCCTCCCTGCACGACCCCGATCTGCCGGGCGTGGCCGCCCTGGACGTGGCCAACCCCACCCACGTCAACTGGGTCGCTCCCTACCCGACCGTGTACGAGCTCGGCCTGAAGGTCGGCGACGACGTCGAGGTGGGCTACAGGCGGCTCAAGGGCTCCAAGGACCTGGCGGACGCCGCCAACCAGCTCCTGGCGGGCAAGACCCTCATCGTGGAGATTCACGGCGGCAGCACGATCACGATCACCTTCGCGGGAGCGAACCCGGTAGTGCCGACCACCGCCGTCGCCCCCGGTGGCGTCCTTGAGCAGGTCAAGGCCGCCCTGCCATCCATCTTCAAGGTGGAGATGGTGGCCCCTCCGGACGACCCGGCGGTCCGGTCCCTGGCCCTGTCCAGCAAGAGCCGGTTCACGATCAAGGCAGGCACCGCCAACGGCGACCTGGGCTTCGCCGACGCCGACACCAACTGGCACGCCGACGTCGGGGTCTATCCCGTCGCCACCCTCGCCGTCGGTGGCGATGTCCGGAAGGTGGCGCTGACCGGCCTGACTGGTGTCACCCTGGCGGACGTGCAGCTTGAGTTCATCCGGCCGTCCACCCAGCGCATCTCCTCGACGGACATGGCGGCCAACCTCGAGGAGGGGCTGTACTACTTCGATGTGCAGATGATCTCCGCGGAGGCCGACGACAAGTTCAACATCGTCGACGACACGGAGATGACCGTCGCGGGTCACGAGTCCGAGGGCTACCGCCTCAGGCCGGTGGACACCCACCACACCTTCAGCTCCGGGGAGAAGGTCAAGCTCGAGGTGTCACCGATCGCCTTGAGGGCCGGGACGAAGGACCTGCTGGTCAACGCCGACCTGCTGCCGGGCTCCAAGGTCCAGATCGCCTACGAGAGGGCGCCCACGGTCTCCAGCGCGCAGGACATCCTGCTGCTGGACAGCGAGCGGGTGATCAACGACAACCCGCTGTCACGGCACTTCTTCCCGTCCTACGTCCGGTTCGTGATGGAGTACTCCGGCGGCTCCGAGGTCGCCATCGTCAAGAAGGATCTGGTCGCGCACGTCGACGGCCTGAAGGTGGGAGACCCCCTGGAGGCGTTCGACCTGCAGGTGGTGGCTCGGGAGCGCAACGCCAACTACGTCAGGGAGCCCTTGACGATGGTGGCCGTCACACACAAGAAGGACCGCACGATCAAGGCCTATCGCTCCACGGATCGTGTCACCGCGGCGCGCAACGAGTTCTTCGTGGCGGACGAGGACAACATCGTGGTGACCAGGATCTAAAGGAGGATGCCTGAGGGTGTGGCCTCCAGCCCGCACCCGACGCAGCGAGTGCGGTAGGCGAGGGCGACGGCGTCCTTGAACAGCTCGGTCCCGTTGGAGGCGGCCTCCATGCGGTCGCCACACTTGGGGCAGGAGCTGTTGGCCGCCTTGACGAAGATCTGCTGGAACTTGGGCGTGAGGACATCCTCCTCTCCATCGAGCAGGGCCAGCAGGTCCTCGGCGTCCATGACCTTGATTCTGGCCCCCTCCGGGGCGACACTGCAAACGCCGAGCAGGCAGAGGGCCCATGCCGACCATTCCGACATCGGTGGACTTCGACCTCCTCGACTGGAGCGACACGTCAGGCACCGACATCACCGGGGTGGGCCCCGACGACGGCATCCTCGCGAACGCCTCCACGACGCTGCGCGCCATAGGCGTCCCACACTCCGTCAACCAGGGGGACGCCGTCCTGCTGAGCAGCGACGACGGTGTGCTCACCGACCTGGTGGTCGCCGTCGCCATCGTCGAGGACTTCACCCTGGAGTTCGAGCTTCGTCCGGCGGACCTCCCCGCCAGCTTGGCGGACCCAGCCGCGTCTCGAGTGTTCCTGGCCGCCTCCGACGCCCAGGGCAACGCTGCGGGTCTCCTGCTGTCCAGGGACGGCATCGCCGTCGTGGCGCAGCCTGGGAACGCCGTGCTGCCCTTCTCGCAGTCGAAGGCCCTGATGGGGGCCCCGAACGACTACCTGTCCATCCGGCTGACCACCAAGGCCGCCACGGGGGTCCTGGACATCTACATCACGCCCACCGCCTCGCTGGCGACCACGGGCCACGTGCTGCGGTACACCCTGCAGGCCCCTGCGAGCGCGGCTGGGCTGGACAAGGCCCACATCGAGGTGCTCAACGCCACCATCGTCCTGCGGGAGTTCAGGCTGTCCAGCCAAGCTCTCAGCCCACACAACAGGCCGATCGCAGACGCCGGCGAGGACCAGACCGTGCCCTTGGGCGGGGTCGTCAGACTGACTGCGGAGGAGTCCAGGGATCCGGAGGGCGGGGTCCTGACCTACCAGTGGACCCTGACCATCAAGCCAGATGGCAGCACCGCGCAGCTGTCGGGGGCCGTGGCGGCCTTCCTGCAGCACGCCGTGGGCGGCGAGGGCGTCAAGTACGCGGCCAGGACTGCGGGGTCGGGCGGCAACGCCATCACGGTGGAGGTCGTGGACCTGGGGGCGGCGAGTGCGCTGAAGACGTCGCTGGCCGGTCAGGCCGTGACGATCATCCTGGCCCACGACGGCGCCAGGGTGACCACCACCTTCGAGCAGATCCACCAAGCCCTGACGAACCCTCTCGCGGTTGGGTACGACCTCGACGTCGCCTTGTTGATCACCGCCACCCTGGTGGGCTCCGGCTTTGGAAGGGCCACCGCCCTGCCTGTCGCCAACCTGGCTGCCGGGGAGGACTCCTCGGCGAAGACCCCCTCCTTCGCACCAGACAAGCCGGGCACGTACCAGTTCCAGCTGGTGGTCAATGACGGCACCTACGACAGCTTGGTGGCGACCACCCTGATCGTCGTCATGCAGTCGGCTATGCATCTGGGGCATATTCCCGATGCGGAATTTGTGTGGAAGGGGTTGTCGGATTTCTGGACCCTGGTCCCCGACAAGGCTCCGCTGTCCACCTTCTGGTCCGCTGCCCTGCAGGCCATCTCCTCCGAGATGCTCAAGGCGTGGCAGGACGACTACGCCAAGTCCCTGCGCGACATCCAGCGCCTGTATGTCCGCAAGTGGCTCCGCTACACACCCTTCCTGGATGATCGGGCCGACCCCTCCCATGTCTTCGGCAGGGACACCAGGATCAACCTGCCCGTCAAGGAGCTGTCCGGGACCGCTGGGGAGCCGCTGGAGGACAGCGACGGCGACCTGACCTCCCCGAACTTCATCGACCGTGCCACCACCAGCGATCTGTCCGCGTTGGACTACGCCAAGATCAACCTGCTGGTGGACATCGGCACCGGCAAGACCAGGGAGATCGCGCGCAGCCTGAACACCAGGACCGTGGTGCTGCGTGACGAGATGGCCATCTACGACGTCATCGACACGGGTGTGAGGAACGGCAAGGCCAAGGACGATGGCGACCTGGACCTGTTCACCAACCTGTGGTCGTCCGAGGGAGCCTTCAAGTCCGAGCTGATCCTGACGGGGGACATCCTGCGGATCACGGGCGACAACGAGCTCATCCACCTGTACGGCATCGGCGCCGGGGACAGGGAGATGGTGTTCGTGTCCAAGCTCAAGGGCACAGACGGGCACGCGATCAGCGTGGAGCTCGTGGAGGGGACCGTCGCCAACGTCACCGTGACGGCGGACGTGCACAACGCGATCACCGTCACCTACGACACGGCGCAGGCGCACACACCTGCTGATGTCCGTGCGGCGGTCGCCGCCCATGTCAGGGCGTCGACCTTGATCGAGGTGACGTATGGCGACGGCGACGGCACCGACGCCCTGCTGGCGGCGGATGCGTTCAACCGCAAGGCGCTCGCGGGCATCTCCACCATCGGGGGCGTCTCCCCGGTCCCCGAGGCCGACTCCCCACCCGTGCAAAGCAAGATCCTGGCGTTCCTGCCGGGCAAGGTCGCCCCCGCCGCCGGCGAGGGCCCGCACCGGGAGGTCCCGACGGACACCACCGGGCTGTCCTGGGAGGTGATCCGCCCGACGACGGCGTTCGCCTGGAAGGTGCCGGCCTACGTGAAGTCGGAGCTCGACCTGGAGACGGACGAGGTCGTGACGAAGGGCGACCAGGTGCGCTTCGAGGTGGCGAACCAGGGCACGGGGGCGGTGTCCACCGTCCACTGCGAGGTGCTGGGCTCCCTGAAGACGCGGGTCGCCTTCGATTCCACGAACCTGCTGGCGGCCGTTGGCGGTGGGTGGACCATGACCCTCAAGAAGGAGGACGGGGACCCTCTGCTGGACGGGAACGGCAACACGACGCCAGCCTACCGCTACACCTACCAGGGTGTGGTGAGGCTATCCAAGATTCCTGTGGACGAGGATCTCCGCAGTACTCCTCGCCTCGTCTGGCCGGTCAAGGAACCTTCCACGACCTACAATGAGAATGCTGACTACACGGTGAGCAGCAAGGCCATTGCCTTCGATGTCGGCACCTTCGACATCACGGATGATGATGGCAACTTCGACGTGTTGGGGCTGCCTCCCGACGAACTGTGGGGAGAGGTCAACTACTTCTCCAACGAGCAGGCCATCGAGAACAACTTCGGCCGCCGGGCAGGGCTCCTTGCGGAGGACGTCGGCGACCTGGACTACCTCTCGGCTGTCCGTGCGCTGTGGTACGCCTACCTGGGCGGCCCCAAGGTCAGCAACCTGCACCTCGGCGCCCAGGTCTTCCTGGGCCTGTCCATCGCGGAGGTGGCCGGCGTCATCTCCTCCATCGACGACCTGTACACGGAGACCCAAGGCCAGATCGTCATCGCGGACAAGGCGGACCCGGCGATCCTGCGGTCCTACCTGTACCCCCGCAAGGCGGGCGTCGCGGACAACCTGTCCCCGCCGGACGTCACCGACGTCAACGGGGTGGTCACGACACCGGCCGCACGCCCCTATGTCGTCGGTGACGAGGTGGCGCAGTTCGCGCCGCTGACCAAGGGCGTGACGGTCGACGACTACGTGAAGTCCCCGCGGTGGTTCGTCTCACACCTGAGGCAGGGACTGATCACGGAGGTGGAGAAGTTCTTCACCTTCCGGGTGAGGTGGAGCACCAAGGCCGGATCGCCATCTGCGACGTCCACCGACCTGGCCGCCCAGTTCATGCAGAAGATGAAGCCCGTGTACACCAGCCCCATCCTGGTGGGCCTGCACGAGGTGGTCGACGACGCCGGCCCGATCGACAAGGTGATCATCAAGAACCAGATGCGGATCGTGGACAACCCCCGCGGCGCACCCAACGAGCCGAACAACCCCAAGGACTCCATCGGCCACCCGGCCCCGGTGGTCTTCGACTCCTTCGACGGGGAGGGCAACCCCGACCTGGCGATGGACAACAGCTCCCCGCGGTCCGACGTCACGGTGGATCCAGCCAACCTCGACACCCTGATCCTGGCCACGCCCCTGCCCAGCTACGACGATGGCGTCTGCCCCTACCTGACGCACCACAAGTGGGTGGTGCTCCTGGGGCCGCCTACCGCGGAGCTCCCCGGCACCCCTCCGGTCCTGTTCCCCTCCGCCGGCGTCTACCGGCTGCTGGGAGGCAGCACGGCATCGGCGCTGAAGCTGGGCACGTTCGCGGCGCCGTACGACCCCGTGGCCCTGGTGGCGAACGCCGCCGGGGTGGCGTTCACCCTGCGGGACACGCCGGCCGCGGTGCAGACCCTGCTGGACGCGGACCCGAAGTCCCCGGTGGGGCTGCTGCACCTGGACAGTGGGGTCTGGGAGCCCAAGGCCGTGTTCGATGGCGGCATCGTCCCCTACTTCCACACCGTCAACCGTGCGGTGATCATCGACCTGCAGTATGACTACGTGAACAAGAAGAAGGTCGGGGACCCTGGCTATGTCGCGGGCAACTCACAGAAGGGCCCCCGGTTTGATCAGGGGTTGATCTTCGACGACACCGTGGGGGGCAAGCCGAACATGCACAATTCCGCAGGTGGCGGGACCGGGCTGTTCTGGTGGTTCGACGGAGGGGCCGGGGTCGACCTGGCCACCCCGGACCAGGGGTTCTATCGGGACTATGCCGACGACGGTCAGGGATACGACCGCCCGGACGGGGCCATCCTGGCCACCGGAAACATCTCCAGAGTGGTCGGCCATGAGGGTCTGCCGCTGCCTGCGACCAGCCCCCACCTGCTCGTCGATCCTCTGCCGTGACGGTGATATAGTCGGAGCCCTTCATGCGATTCAGTCTCCTACGGCCCTTCCTGAACAGGTTCCGCAAGGGCGCCGGCGCCATCTACGTGCCGGAGAGGTTCGAGCTCACCACCAACGTCCATCTGATCGCGCGGGAGCGCGGCAAGAAGGTCACGGAGCGGGAGAGCCACAACGTCGTCGTCAACAGCGGCCGCAAGTGGTTGCGGGGCCTGGTCTCCTGCATCGACTTCCCCGACGCCAAGGTCCCGCCGGACGCAGGAGGCGGCCCGTTCACCCCCACGGCCCTGACGGTCGTGCCCGGTGACGGCAGCGATGTGCAGCAGGCGAGCGCCTACCGCCCCCGGTACATCGGCTTCGGCACGGGCAGCACCGCGCAGAACGTCACGCCTCCGGGCAAGGGGGCCTTCACCGAGGTGGCGGCCCGCACCGGCCTGGAGAGGCCCGTGTTCGTCGACACGGTGGACGCGGCGGACTACTACGTCGGCCAGATCCAGAAGCAGAGCCTGGCCGACGCCGAGGACGCCCCGGACGACTACTCCATCCGCTTCCGCCGCCTCTTCACCGAGGACGAGATCTCCTACGCGGGCTCCAACCACGTGGACGCCCCCTTCGCGGTGCCTTTGTCCGAGGTGCTGCTGCTGTCGTCGGAGTACCTCGACCCGACGGTCTCCACCGTGGAGGACACGCCGTTGGGGGTGATGGCGTACAACACCTTCGCCACGTTGACCAAGACCCCCAACATCCAGGTCGAAGTGATCTGGGAATGGCGGTTCTAGGTGGCGTCTGACTTCGTACGCCTGCCGAAGCTGCGGGGCGACGTCGTGGTCGCAGCCGGGGACACGGCCCCCAACTCGACCACACCTGCCCAGGCCCAGCCTGCGGGCACCAAGCTGATCGGCTTCGGGGAGCAGGCCATCTCATCGGTGGTCAACCGGGCCATCGGGGCCGTGCAGGAGAATGTGGACCTCCTGCACTCGAGGACCCATGGGGAGATCGCCATCCCCCAGGTCGTCGACAAGGACGCCGCCATCGTCGACGACGGGGGCACCTTCGTCACCACGATGACCGGGCTGCGGGTGTTCGTGAACGCGGGGGCCAACACCGCCGCCGCCATCGCCGCCATCATCAGCGTCCTCGACGAGAACTTCAACGAGATCGAGGACGGCGGCGGGACCACCTGCCAGGTCCAGAGGATCTACACCACGGTCCCGTCCATCGCGACGGACGACCTGTCGGACGCCACCAAGCGCAACGTCCATGCCGCGGCCGAGCCGATCACGTCGATCAGCAAGCACTCCGTCACCTGTGCGGACGGCACGTTCGACCAAGCTCCCGGAGCTGGGTCCCTCCGCCCCGTGTGCCCTGGTGACGAGGCGGTGATCGCCAACAGCACGGCCAACGACGGCACCTGGATCGTGCATTCGGTGGTGGGCGCCACCGAGCTCGAGCTCCGTCATGCCACCGACCCGTCCAAGTCCTTGGACGTGACGGTCGACGGCGACGTGACGGTGCGCTCGAACGGCGACTTCTTCGTGGCTCCGGTCCTCACCTTCAACTTCGACCCCCGGCCGTTCGGGGCGGCGGTGAATGTGGTGCTCGGCACGTCCAGGCAGCCTCTGTCGGATGCCGCCGTGCCTGCGGCCGCCGTCTACCCGCTGGAGGTGGACAGCCTCATCAAGCTCAAGGTGCAGGCGGCGGAGGAGGCTGCGGGAGCCCTGCCAGGCGTGCATGCTCTGGGTGGCGGCCAACATGCGGCTGACACCTTGGCGAACCTGAACAGCAAGGTTTCCGACGCGACCTTGGACACCAACACCGCCTCCCGTCCGCCGTCGGGAGTTGCGGGTGGTGACCTTGGCGGGACCTACCCCAACCCCACCGTCAATGACGGGGCGGACGGCACCGCCGTCCACGACAACGTGGCTGGCGAGATCGCCGCTGTGGCGGCGAAGACCCCCACGGTCGGAGCGGACATCCTCCTCATCGAGGACTCGGCTGCGGGCAACGCCAAGAAGAAGATCACGGTAGCTGACCTCCGTGTCACGGAGAGCCAGGTCACCGACCTCGACCATGCCCCCACCGGCGCCGCCGGTGGGGACCTGGGCGGCACCTACCCGAACCCCACCCTGCTCGTGCCGGTCGACATCCGTGGCGGCTTCCGTCTGGTCGACGACTTCGTCGCTCCGCACCTTCTCGACTCGGAGCTGGGGGAGCTGCGGTGGCGGAAGGTGGCCATCGGGGCCGGGGGAGCGGATGCCGGGGACGTGTCGCCCGACTCCATCAAGGAGTGTGGGGTCAAGCGGATCTGGGTCAAGGACAACGTGCCTGCCCTGGGCGACGGCACCGTGTGGAGCCTCGACACCGCAGTCGGCACCCCCGTGAATGGGATCATCGCGGGGGCCTTGCACAACGACCTGTATGTGTCTTGGAAGGTGAAGCCCGAGTACATCCTCGATGTGAAGTACTGGTTCGGGATGCTCGACGCGAACAACCTGTACCCCGACGCCGGCTACCAGGGGGTCGGGTTCCGGGTGGACGCCCCCGGCGCTGGCGTTGTGAACTGGTCCGCGTTCTCGAAGGTGAACGGCGAGGCCGAGGACACGGCGGACACGGGGGTCGTCCTCCAGAAGGACAACTTCACGTGGCTGACCTTGCTGATGAAGACCGACAGGGTCGAGTACTACGTCGACGGGGCGCTCAAGGGGACCCTGAACGATCTCGACAAGATCCCCGACACCTCCGAAGCCGCCCTGACCCCGGTGATGGGGGTGATCGCGGACGCAGCGTCGGACCGGTCGTTCCTGATCGACACCTGGGCGCTTGACCAGACAGGGCTGTCTCGATGAGCAAGGATTACGTCAGGCATCCGCAGCTCCGCGGGAACGTCATCTTCGCCGCCGCCGCGGACACCCCCGCCAACGCCACGGACCCGAACACCGCACAGCCGGCCGGCGCCAAGTTCATCGGCTTCGGGGAGAACGTGTCCTCCGGGGCGGTCAACCGTGCCGTGGGAGCCGTCCAGAAGAACGTCGACATCCTGCACTCGCTGGCCTTTGGCGAGGTGGCCGTCCCCAAGGTGATCGACTGTCACCTCGACCTGCAGGCCGGCGAGACCACCCTCGTGGTGGACGACCCCGGGGGCGCCGCCCTCCGCGTCTACGTCGACGACAGCGCGCCCTCCCCGGCCGGGGAGAGTGGGATCTTCCAGATCCTCGACAAGAACTTCAACGAGATCACCAACGTCTCGGGGACCATCTGTCAGATCACGGATGTCGAGTTCACGGAGAACGTCACCGACCTGTCCGGCGGGGTGGCGATCCAGCTGACCGACGCCATGGGGATCAGCGCGCTGACCCGGCATACGGTGAAGACCACGCTGGGGGCGCCGGCCTACCCGTTCAACCAGGCTCCGGGCGCCAAGGTCGGGAACATCCACCCCCGGCCCGCCTGCCCCGGCGACACCGTCGTCATCGCAGGCAACCACGCTGGCAACAACACGAACGTCGGGACGCTGGACTGGGTGGTGCACAAGGTCATCAGCGACCGCGAGGTCGAGGTCCGCTGCGTGCAGGACCCCTCCCGCCCGCTGGACCTGTCCAACCCCGCTGTGGGCACCGCGCAGCTGATGTCCAACGGCTCCTTCTTCGTCAACCCGACGATCACCCTGAACTTCAACCCCAAGGACGACGGCGGGGTCCCGGCCCTCGAGGCCATCTACCTGGTCTTCGGCTACTCCAAGCAGCCGATCTCCTCGGTGGCGGTCCCCGCGGCCGCGACATACCCCTTCGACACCGACACCTTCATGAAGGTGTCCATCCTGGCTGCGGAGGAAGAGGAGAACGTCACCGACCAGCTCAACATCTCTGGGCTGGACGAGGCGTACGACAAGCGGTTCGGGCCCAAGCAGGACAACGCCCTGGGCAGCGGACGCAAGGCGACCGTCGACAACGGCGCCGTCCAGCTCGTCGCCGGCGGTGCCGGCACGGGCGACCCCCACGGAGCGGTGCTCGAGACGGACCTCGAGGGCACCACCGCCGAGCAGGTGGGCTACCTCACCAAGTCCAAGGGCAAGGACAAGTGGGCCTCCTTCCTGACCTCCTCGGAGCCCACCAACGCCACCCTGCTGTCCGCGGCCGCCGAGATCAGCGGGGGTGGCGGCGACGTCGTGTACCCGGCCCCGGGTGAGGACCTGACGAACGTCGTCCCCTTCGCCACCATCGCCACCATCACGGTCGGCGGGGGCGGGAACCCCAACGACAACGGCGTCTACCTGGTCGTCCGCGCCATCGAGGGGGCGGACACCCTGTCCCTCAAGCAGCTTGACGGCCAGGACCCCAACAATGGGGCCGGGTGGGACAGCGCCAACGGGCAGGTGATCGCCGTGGAGCTCCGCGAGCTCCGAGTGTGGGCGGACGCCTACAACGACTACGGCTTCTCCGCCTCCCACGCCGACACCAAGGGCCACGTCCTGCAGCTGGCAGGCTCCAGCGCGCGCCAGGACGTCCTGCGCACCCTGCACCGGGGCACGGGCCAGGGAACGCACGTCTCGTGCTTCAGCGGAGGCAACGACCAGTGGGAGGACGGCGCGGCCTATGGCGCCTCCAACCAGCTCGACTTCCAGGTCACCACCGCCGGCGACGCCCGCATCAGGGGGAAGCTGGTCAACAGGTTCACGGAGCCCGCCGACCGCTACCTGAACCTGGACGAGGGCGGCGCGGGCAAGCAGATCAAGCTGCACCTGCAGGTGTCCAAGGCCGGTGATGCGGACCTGGACAGCCGCGCCCACATGCTGCTGCAGGCCAGCGGCACGCCCAGGGTCGAGTTCACCCTGCAGAACAAGGTGGGCGGCGGGGCGGTCCAGTTCAACGTCCTCGGCGTGCACAACAGCGACGTCCTGACGGCCAAGTTCAAGTCGGTGGGCAACGCAGAGGTGCTCTCGGAGTCGACGGCGGCGGCGCTCGTGCGTGCCTACTCGCTTGGCGGTGGCACCGCACAGGTGAAGGTGCAGGCCGACGACGGATCCCTGGAGGCGTTCGCCTCCACCAACTGGATGCTGACAGGGGACGCCGCGGAGACGGAGCAGCTGTCCATCAAGTTCCAGGTGGGCGGCGTCAAGGAGGCTGCACGCCTGTATCAGCCTGCGGCGTTGCAGTCGGTGTTCGCCGTGGGGCCGTCCGCGGTCGACCTGTCCGCGGACGGGGTGCCTGCGGACGGGCACGCGATGCGTTTGTCCCTCGGCCGTCTCACCGACCCCCCGCAGGTCGAGGCCTTCTGGGACACCCGCTCAGGCGGCGCGGCGGACGACCGCATCCAGTACATCAAGGACGACCTGACGGAGCCCGGCGTCGTGGGAGGGGCCACGGAGCCCAACAGGTTCCTGTCCCTGGGGCACGAGTCCTGGAACGCCGCTCACGAGACAGGCGGCGTGACCATGTTCACGTTGATGGACAACGGGTTCATCGACCTGGGCTTCGGCGCCTTCCACGGCTTCCTGCGGAAGGGGGACGTCCCGTTCCGTCTGGATGCGGGCAGCAAGGTCATCGTCGAGTCGCTGAACGGCACCGACAGGGTGACTCTGGGGGAGGATGGGGAGGTCGTCGCCACCAAGGTGACCGCCACCACCGTCGCGACGGTGGGGGTGAAGGACGAGGGCGTCGTGCCTTCGACGACCCTGATGATCACCAACAATCCCGCCGACACGGAGACCGTCACCATCGGTGGCGACGTCTACGAGTGGGACAGTGGTGGTGGCGTGGGTGGAGGCAACATCGCCGTCACCATCGGTGGGGACGAGGCCGCCTCCGCGGTCAACCTGCAGAACGCCATCAACGCGGCCGGCGAGAACGTCCTTGCGGAGAAGGTCACCATCGCTCTGGCAGGCATCGAGGCCGTCATCGTATCCAACGCCGACGCCCCAGGTGGCGTCAGGACCCCGGGCGACCTCGCGCTGGCGTTCAGCGAGACCATGGCCGGTGGGGGCAACTACTGGACCGTCCCCAACTTCAGTGCCGCGGACGGCAAGGCGGCGGCCCAGCGCAAGCGGGCCACGGCGAAGAAGATCCTCGGAGCCGAGGAGATCACGGCGGGCTTCGCGTCGATCACCTTCCCGTTCGTCGTGGCGCACTGGACGTACCACATCGTCTCCAGCACAGGCGTCCCGCGGCTGCTGACCAGCCTGAACATCGACGAGGAGGGCCTGGGGTACACCCTCGGCTTTGACATCAGCGGCGAGGCCTCCATCATCCTGAACGACCGAATCTACGTGACGGCCCTGGGCGAATAGGAGCTCCCGTGAACAAGATCCGCATCCGACTGGCTTCCTTCGGCGCAGCTCTCACCGCGCTGCTGCTACACACGCTTGCATGGGCCCAGGAGGCCGTCACACCGGCCGTGGACCCCAAGACGGTCACGGAGGTCGTGGAGCTCGGCAAGCAGCTCATCGACGCCGCCCAGGGTGGTGAGTGGGGCCTGGCCATCGCCTTCGGCCTGATGATCGCCATCTGGGTCGTCCGCAGGTTCTTCCTGAAGTCGGTCAAGGCCTCCCTGCTGCCTTGGGTCGCCGCCGGCCTGGGGGTCCTGGCTGGCATCTCCGCCGCGGTCGCAGGCGGAGTCGAGTGGCTGCCCGCCATCATGCAGGGGGTCTTCACGGGCACCGCGGCGTCGGGCCTGTATTCGCTGGTCGGGAAGCACCTGCTGCCCAAGGGCTGAGCTGATGGATTCCCGCACGTGGTCGGCATACAGCGACGAGATGGCCAAGCTGTCTCGGGGCTCTGATGCCGCCATAGGTGCCGCGGTGGTCCCTGCGGCTCTTCTTCTGGCGCTGTCCCGGCAGCGGGGCCTGCCATGACCGCGGAGGGTGTCAGGAAGCTCCTGGACAGGGCTGTCGGCTCGGGGGAGAGCAAGCCGGCCTCCAAGCCCGTCGCCGTCGTCCTGCTGGTGATCGTCGCAGTCGCCGCCGCCGGCTACCTCCTGTTCTCCTACCTCGCCCGTCGCAAGGAGGCCCTGGCTCGGCACGAGTCCGACGTCCTGGCCAACGACGTCCGGCAGCAGCGGGAGGTCCTCGACAAGCTCGCAGAGGGCGCCAAGGAGCGCGAGGTGGTCGAGGACGGCATCAAGGAGATCGAGGTCCTCAAGAAGGACAAGGACCGGCAGATCGAGGAGCTGGTGGTGGGCCGCAAGGAGTTCGAGAAGAAGCTGGCTGTGGTGACCAGCTGGGAGGATGTGGCGTGAATCCCGTGACACAGAGTGCGTACCTCGACGAGATGAAGAAGCTGGCCTGGTACGACATCCTGGGGAAGCTCGCCGAGAGCCCCACCAGCAAGGCGCTCAAGCCGACCGGGTGGGCAGGCAAGCGGCTGGGCAAGTACACGGTGAAGGGCGACAACATGGCAGGCACCTGGACTCCGGCGGTCTCCAACGCCAAGCCCGCGCAGAGGTTCCATCCGGACAAGCCCCTCAATCTTGGGGGAGCGCTTCTGCATGACCTCGGGGTGAAGTACCCGCTGTGAGGCACGTGATCAGCTGGGACTCATACTTCAGGGAGGCGGTGCAGATCGCCAAGGTGGCGTCGAACGCTGATCGCCAAGGTGGCGTCGAACGCTGATCGCCACATGCGAAGGATCGCCACCCAGCCGAGGACCCATGCCGACCTGAACGCCGGGCAGGCGTTTGTGCAGGACCGGATGGACTCCAAGAAGAAGGGCTTCAAGAGCGCCAAGAACTGGGCGCCGCAGGCAGGCAAGCCGGGAGACGCCTTCAAGGGCAACGTCTTTGCGGAGAGCGGGCAGGTGTCACGGACGTTCAGCAGAGGGAACCTGAACAAGGCGCGGCAGAACCCGGGCTCCCTGAGGCAGATGCACGTGCGGGCCAAGAAAGCCCTGCGCCCGCCGGGAATCAAGTCCGTGCACACCGTCACCAAGCCGAGCCTGCTCGGCAGGTTGGTGCGGGGCGTGGCGCGTCGCAAGCTGAGAATCGCGTGAGGCTCCTGCTTCGCCTGGCGATCCTGCTCGCCGTCCTGCTGCCGGCGAACGTGGCCGCCCAGCCGCTCGCCCCCAAGCTGCTGCCTCTGGGTCGCAAGCTCCAGGTCGATCACGGCATCTTCAAGTGCTTCGACCTACCTGAGTGGAAGCTCGCGCTGTCCTTGGACGACGAGCTCTTCCGCGCGCGGCCCAAGATCATCCTGCTCGAGGAGAAGCTCGACCTGCAGACCGAGCAGATCGAGGGGCTCACCACCATCCGCATGTCTCTGGAGAACGACCTCGAGCTCACCAAGGGCGAGGTCGTCAAGATGACGGGGCTGTGGGAGGAGGAGAACAAGGCTCGCCACCTGGCCGAAGCCTCCCGCGACTGGTGGAGGACTGCGGCTATCGCCGCAGGAGGAGTGGTGGTTACAATGGCGACGACCGCCTATCTGCTGCGCTGAGGAGAACCTGTGATCAAGCTCGCATACACGGACCGCATGATGGAGAAGCTGGCTGAGCTGCGGGCCAAGGTCACCAACAGGTGGGCGGGCCCTCTTCTAGGTCCACCACCCGCCCCATGGCCGCCGAGAACGTCGGCGGCGAACAAGCTCACCACGGACATCGCCACCTCGGGCGGGCTGCCAGGCGCCGGCACCAAGCCGGGCAAGCCTGCGGGAGGCAGCAGGCAGTTCCACGCATTCAAGAAGGCCCCCAACCTGAACGAGCTGGGCGCAGGCAAGCCAGCAGCTGGCCGCCCTGGGATGACCTTCCGCGGAGACCCCGGAGGCCCCACGAAGGTGGTCACGGGAGCCCCCGTGACCTTCAAGCAGAAGTTCCGGAACGCGGTCAGCAAGGGCGCGCCCAGCTTCATGCACGGGGGCAAGAACATAGCCGCCAAGATGGCTCCCCCCTCCTCTCCGGGGAAGGCCGTCGCCAAGATCGCGCCGCCGTCGCCCGACCTGCCGACGAGCTACCCCAAGCCCAAGTTCCAGAAGGTACAGGGGTAAACGAAAGGGGCCGGTCCGAAGACCGGCCCCCTCCGGAGCCAAAACTACCCTGACGCCTCACGCAAGATCATCGCGCGCAGCGTCTCCTCGTCCCTGCTTGTGTGAAGCCCCAGCTTGTCGGCCAGGGCCAGCAGGTCGTCCTCGTCCATCGACTCGACCCGCTCGGCCGAGATGTGGAGCACGTCCCTCTCAGGCGGCTCCGACATCCCAGACCGGCGAGGCAGTCATCCGCCCTTGCTGTCCTCGAGGAACTTGAGGATCAGCTCTCCGATCTCCTCCTGGCCCTCGCCCAGCTCCTCGAGCTTGGTCTCGACGGCGCCCAGGTTGACCGCATCCTCGACGATCTTCTTGACCTTGCCGCTGAGGCCCTTCACCGCGGTCTCCAGCTTGTCCACGACGCCGCCGATGGCGTCGAGGCGGTTGATGAGCTCGTCGGTGAGCTCCTTCAGGTCCGCCCCGTCGTCCGTCGGCTCCTCCTTGGGTGCGGCCTTGGACCGCGAGCGCCGGGTCTTGCCGTTGCCCTTCTTGGCTGCGGCCTTCTCCTCGTCGCCACCGTCCTCGTCGCCGTCCTTGTCGGGCTCGGGCGGCTTGGCCTTCCGGCGGCGACCCCCCGACTTCTTCTCCGGCGCCTTCGCCTTCTTCCCGTTCGAGCCGCCCTCGTCGTCCTGCTGATCCAGGATGGCGTCGACCAGCTCGTCCGGCGACATCGTGCTGGACACGCTGCGCTCGATCCCGACCTCCATGGCGGCCTGCCTCAGCGACAGCCGCTTCATCCCCTTGAGTTCCTTCTCGGTAAACATGGTTCCCTTTATCTTGTGGTTTACGTGAAGAGGTTGCCCGCGTTCTCGCGGAAGCAAGAGATCACCTTCACGTCCGAGCACTTGTAGCAGTCCCCATCGCACCCGTCAGGGAGCTGGTGGGTGACCCGATCCCAGTACAGCTTCATGAAGACCCCCATGCGGTCCCGGACCTTGTCGACCGGTGACGCCTCTGGGTCCTCCTCTCCGTCCAGCAGGGCCACGATGGCCTCTGTTCCCATTCCCTTGTGGGCTGACAGCCCCACATGCCTGCACAGCTCCAGCAGTTCCCCCAGGCAGGCATCCCCGAGAGCGGGGACCCCGTCGCCGAGAATGTACTCCTTGGCCTTGTCGTTGCGAAGCTCGATCTTCGACTTCTTCTTCGGCTTCCTCGGTCGCTTCTTCATTGGTCCCACCATCCTTCAGGCAAAGGGGTCAGGGTGACCTCCACGCTCTCCTCCTGCCCTTCCCACACCTGCTTCTTCTCCACGACCAGCCGGAAGTGGTGGTAGTCGTCCATCCCTGTCGCCTGCTTGATGCAGTTCTCCAGCAGCAGCACCCGGTTCGAGGTGTCCAGGTCCTTGAACCTGGTCTTGGCCTTGCCCGGCCATCCCTTGTTGAGCGCCTCCAGATAAAGGACCAGCTTCAGCTCGTAGGCCAGCGTGGTGTCCAACACCGACACGTCCGTCACGTGCTCCGCGAGCATGTGGGCCTTGACCCTCTCCCGGTACCGCTTGGCCTCCTCGGAGAAGTGCATCATCGGGACGACCTTGCCCCTCAGCCTCCGGGTGGTCAGCTTCTGGATGCTGTTGCCGCTGGGAGGCATCGGCAGGACCGCTCTGAGGACACGCTCCGTCAACTCTCGTACCGGCGCCGGCGTCCCTTGCCCTCCGCCCTCCTGCTGCGGCCTCCCTGCTCCCTGTCCTTCTCCCGCTGGGTCATCTGCCGGCTGACCACGTCCGTGTCCTTGCGGAGCATGTCCGCGAGCTCGGTGTGGATCCGGTACAGGCCCTCCCAGTAGAAGAGCTGCTGCCGGGTCGTCTGCACCAGGGAATCGAGTGTGACGAAGTCGTCGCGCTCCTCCTTGTTGCTCCCCTTGGCACGCTTCCGCACGGAGGCCTCCACCAGCGCCAGCTTCTCCTTCATCGCATCCCGGGCCAGGCGGGACATCGCGGCCTTGCCCGCCACGTGCCTGCCGAACTCCCGGAACTCGAAGTGGAGCTTGAACAGCTCGTCGTCCCTGATCTTGTTGACGTCCGACGACGGCCATTGGGGCACATCCCCTTCTGGTCGGTCGGGCAGGTCCAGCCCATCCTCGTCCAGGTCCTCCGTCACGGAGCGTACGATCTGGTCGTACCGCTCCAGCTCCTCCGCCAGCCTCACCTCGGTGTCGATCTTGCCCATTACAGGTCCGGCTCGCAGTGCCAGCGGAACTTGCACTCCCAGCAGCCTCGTCCGACCTCCTGCGGAGGCGGGTTCTCGGCCTGCACGCAGGCTTCGATCGACTCCAGCTTGTCCCGCGCCTTGCCCCAGACCACACGGTCGAAGAAGGTGCTGAACACCTTGATCTCGTGCGGCCACTCCTTCGACACGTAGATGTAGTCGATCAGCGGGGTGTCGAGCATATACGCGTAGCAGTGCGTCTGCAGGACGTGCTCGGGCTTGGGCTTGCTCAGGTCGGCGTAGCCCTTCGCACTGATGGTCTTGATCTCCAGCAGCTTGCGGAAGTGCTCGAGCTCCAACAGGCCATCCGCCGCCCCCTTGATGTGCAGGTCCTCGTCGGTGCACACCACCTCCATCTCCACCGCGTCCTCTCCCAGCGCCTCCACCAGCCAGCTCTGCAGCATGTCGTGCACCGCGTGCCCGACCCCGAACGTGATCCGGGTCTGCGCCTCCAGGCAGTTCCTCTGCTCCACCTCGGTCCGCTGGTAGTACATCGCCCTTGCGCAGTAGGCGAGGGATGACGGCGAGTAGTACCCGCTGCTCCTCCAGGGGTCGTCCGACGCGTTCTTCTCGTGCCACAGGAACGCGTGCAGCTCGTTCAGGATCGGGATGTCGTCCCGAAGCTCCCTCTTCACCTCCTCGTCGACCGTCTTGAGGTCCCTGATGGACATCAGCGTGTCATTCGCCATCTCGCTCCTTCTTGAGCTTCATCAGCTCCTGGAAATCGTCGTAGTCGATCACGGCCAGCAGGGTGTCCCGCCCCTCTACGAAGCGGTACACCATCGCCGGCATCTCCCCTGCCCGCAGGGCCTGGTCCAGCACCTCCTCCCAGTCGTCCAGCTTCAAGGATGTGGACCTGCCCTTCAGGACCGTCTTTCCTTGTACCCGGAGAAAACCGTGCACCCGGATGTCACCGCGGAAGTTGGCTTGGTTGCCCGAGCCCGCCTGGGCGTGGCCGCCCAGATCATCTGCGATCCTCTCCTCCGTCCGCCTCCACCGCTTCAGGTCGTCCATGGGTCTCCGATCCCCACGCCGGGGGCCTTCAGGTTCGGTCTGTCCAGGTCGTCCTCCAGGCTGCGCTGACGCGCCTTGCCCCACCAACGCAGGAACGTGCGCGCCGTGACCGGCCTGCGGATCCTCTCCCGCCTCTTCCATTGGTCCTCGGACCAGCCCTGCACCTCGATGCGGAACCGCTTGTCCCCCATGCCCACCACCCAGATCAGTGCGTCCTCCGTCGTGTCCGGCAGCTGCTGCCCCCGATAGAAGCACTCGGTGGTCTCCCTCTCCCACTGGGCCTGCTTCTCCTCGTGCATCTTCCCGAGGATCTTGGCCTTCGTGAGACGGTCGCCGACGCCGTCACTGATGTTCTGGGTGACCTCCCGGGCCTTGTCGTCCGCCACCTGCAGGAACTCACGACGCTCCACCGCGGCGCCGTGAGCTCCCCTCTTCCGCTTGGTGGGCACCGAGTCCCGGAAGTCCGCATACCGGCACTCCCGCCAGCATCCTTCGCAGACCTGCCTGCGGACCTCGGAGCCCATTGGCTACGCCGAGAACCGCACGTTCAGCCCGGCTTTGCGGAAGCATGCCCTGCGGAGGACCTCCAGCCGCTCGTCCTGCTCGGAGCCCTCGTCGTAGTACTCCTCGACGCCGTCCTTGGTCTTCCCCTTGTCACCCCAGGGCCCGTAGACCTTCGCTCCGCGGCTGACGATCACGCTCAGCGCGCGTGCTGTCGCCACCGCCTCGGGCACCACGTTGATCCCCGTGGAGAAGTAGTGCTCGAACTCGCCCTCGTGGCCCTCGTGCGTCCCCAGCTTGCCCTTGATGACCTCCCAGCCCGTCAGGCGCCCCACCAGCTTCTTGCGGCCGCGGATCTCCCTCTTGAGCGCCTTGATCTTCTTGAGCTCCACGTCCATCGCCTTGGCGTGCAGCAGTGCGCGGCTGTCCACCGGCTTCACCTTCTTGGCGAACTTCGCCGCGTAGGGGTTGTCGACGATGTTCGCCCGCTGCTGCGAATTCAGGATCACCGTGGTCTGGTTGGGCCCGCCGTCCTCGTCGGGCATCCCCAGGATGGAGAACGCCTCGCCCAGGAAGTCGGTCAGCAGACGCGCGTTGACGCCCACCTTCCTCGAGTCCTGCAGCCGACGGCGCTTGCCTTCGCCCTTGAACCTCTGGTCCTTGCCCAGGAACGCGCCGAGCCCGTCGATGCAGATGAGCTGGTACAGCCCCGTCTGCAGCGACTCGATGGCCGCCTCGAACTTCGCCTCCGCGGCGATCGTCGTCCCCTTCTGCCCCAGGTCCGCCAGGTAGAACCTGCCGACCTCCCTGCGCACCATCTCGACCTGCTCGTCCGAGGCCCCGCCGTCACCGTCCTCCATGTACTGGTCGAACTCGGTGTCCGTCAGGGGGCAGGCCACGCCGCAGTGCCACGCGAACACCTTGTCGTACCCGTACTCCAGGGGCACATACAGGACCGCCGCGTCATCGCCGTAGTTCCGCTGGACCTCGCGGATGACGTAGTTCATCACGAGGTTCTTGCCCGAGCCGTCCGCCCCGTACAGCTGGTTCACCGAGCCGGCCGGGAAGCCTCCGCCCAGTCCGATGTCCAGTCCCAGGATCCCCGTCGGCCGCCGCACGTTGTAGGCGTAGGTCCGGTCGCTTGCCTTCCTCAGCGAGATGGAGCCCTTCATCTCCTTCTCGATCCGGGCCATCTCCGCGTCCAGGCGCTCCGCCCGGCTCAATGGTCGCGGTGGTTCCGCCTTCTTCTTCGAGGGAGGCTTGGCCTTCTTCGGAGCCGCCTTCTTGGCCTTCTTGGCCTGGCGCTCCTTCCTCCGACGCGCCCTGGTGCTTAGGGGGTCTTCTTCGTCTTCGGGTCCCGCCGCTCCTCGAACGGCTTCGTCCCCTTCTCCGGGTCCCACGGGACGTTCCGGTCCGGGCTCTCCGCGTGCGCCCTCTTCTCCCCCGGCTTCGGCTTCGCCGTCACGACCGCCAGCTTTTCCATTGAGCTTCTCCACCTTCGCGGCATGGATGCCGCACCACATGATGCCATGAACCTCGCGGTGAGGCGCACGGCCACACTGACGCGCCCCGTCGGCCACCGAGTGCTGGCAGCCGGACCCGTCGCAGTCGGCCTCCGCATACACCCTGTCCGCGACCTCCTTGGCGGTCCCCTTGATCTCGGCCTTGGTCATCCTTCCTCCTTGATCGGCTTGCGCCAGTTCCATGGCCCACCGCCTCCGCACGCGTAGTAGTCAGCGACCACCGCCTTCGGGAAGTCCTCGGGGCCCGACTCGATGGTCAGGCCCCACTCCATCGCCTCCAGCAGCAGAGCGACCAGGTCGCAGTGCTTGACCGCCGCCAGGGCCGGCTCCAACGGGTCGGGCATGCCCAGGTAGTCCCGGATCCCCCGGTCCACCCCGTCCGCCAGGTCCTTGTACATCGGTCCGATGGCGCGCTTGATCGGGGACGGGATGTCCCGGATGAACCCCTCGTGCGCGTCGTGCAGCAGCACGAAGGCCAACCACTCCGGCGGCCAGCCCGCATCCTCCCTCAGCCTGAGGAACACCAACGCTGTCAGCATCGAGTGCCCCGCCACGTTCCACTCACCCGCCGGCGGACCGCTGGGGAAGAACCTGCGCTCGCCCAGCAGGCAGCGCACGAGTCCCAGCGGTCCGATCTCCGCCATGTCCCGGCTCAGCTGGGCCGGGTCCGTCATGTCGTTGAGCCATCTGCCGTTGATCAGGTTCAAGGGCCGCACCTCCTTCTTGTCGTTGTTCACCATTGGTCCGTCGGTGAGGGCACGGCTCCGAACTTCTTCGAGCTGTTCTCCGGCTCCTTGGGAGGGACGGCTCGCACGTCGTGCCGGTCCGCCGACCTGATCAGCGCGGTGAACATCTCCAAGATCCTCGTCACGTCCCTCTCTATGCGGTCCACCTGGTCTCGCAGGTGTCCCACCCTGTCCATGCACACCTTCTCCGTCTTCGTGCCCTTGCCGTAGGTGCACGCCTCCTCGTCCGTCCAGCCCAGCGCGTACACCCTGGCGCGCAGGGTGCTCTCGTTCATCCCCAGCCTCGCTGCATGGGCGGTCCTGGTCGCCGCCACCCCTTGCAGGTTGGTGATCAGCACCTATTTGCTGTCCTGCCAGGACATGCCCTCGCCGACGTCGGCGTTGAGGTCCACCTTCAAGATGTCCCCGAACGGCCTTTCCATGTGCAACTTGATCAGCTCCTTCGCCCTCTCCTTGTTCTCGGGAGGGCACTCGAACAGGAGCTCGTCATGGACCTGCACCAGCATGTGGCAGTCCAGGTCGCGCAGCTCCTCGTCCTGGGCCAGATAGATCATCGCCTGCTTGGCGATCTCCGACGCGAACCCCTGGACCGTGAAGTTGAACGCCTGTCGCAGCGCCCTGGCCTTCTCGGCCCAGCTCCTCTCGTTCTGCGCGTTGTGCAGCCGCCGGCGCCTGCCGAGCACGGTGAACGCCACGCCCTCCTTCTTGCAGACCTTCTCCACGTCGTCGATGTGGTCCTTGAGGTCCGGGAAGGCCCCGAAGAACAGCCTCTGCAGGTTCTTGGCCTCCCCCACCGACACACTGAGCTGCTCCGCCAGCTTCCACGGACCTTCCCCGTACAGCACCCCGAACCCGATGGTCTTGGCCGCCGTCCTCTTCTGGATCAGCGCCTTCTCCCGCGAGGTCAGGTTCTCCCGCCGGTCCTTCTTGTCCTTGGCGGCCTTCAGGTCCTCGTAGGGAATGCCGAACATCAGCGCCGCGGTGTTGCAGTGCAGGTCCTTCCCCGAGTGGATGGCCGCCAGCATCGCCTCGTCGTCGCTGTTCGACGCCGCCAGCATCATCTCCAGCTGGCTGTAGTCCGCACAGAGCATGACCCAGTCGCTGTCGACCTCCTCGCTCATCGTGGGAACGTAGGCGTGCCGGATTCCATAGGGGTCGTTCTCCGGCCGCGGCAGGTTCTGCAGGTTGGGGTCCCGGCTCGACAGCCGTCCCGTCCGCGCCACGTGCTGGGTGAAGTCTCCGTGGATCCGCCACCCCGTGTCCTCGTTCAGCCGGTCGAGCACGCCCTCGATGTAGGTGCCCCGCATCTTCGAGTGCTTGCGGAACTCGAGGATGATGTCGACGCACTCCTTGACCTTGGCCGGGATCGGGAACTCCTTGATCTCGACGCCGGCCTTGGGCTTGCGGCCGTACTTGACCGCCTTGCCGTTCTGCATCTCGATGTGCGGCCGCTCCTTCCAGGAGATCAGCACGTCCTCGGCCGTCGAGCCCTTCCTGTTCCCGCTGGCGCCTCCCGACGTCTCCTGCTCGATGGGCATCCCCAGCTCGTCGTAGAACAGCCCTTGGAGCTGCTTGGGGCTCCCAGGGTTGATGGGGCGCCCGGCGATCTCGCAGAGCCTCTCCACCGCCCCCTCCATCCTCATCAGCGCCTCCGCGCTCTTGGGGCGCAGGTAGGCCCTGTCCACGAACACGCCTCGTCGGGACATCCCGTGCAGCACGTCGTGCAGCGGGCTCTCGATCATCTGGTAGTAGCCCCACAGGTCCCCGTACCAGGTCTCCTCCAGCTTCAGCCGCCTGATCAGCTCCTCGGCCGCCAGGTAGTGCAGCCAGGCGTCCCAGGAGGCGTACTCCACCATGTCGTTGAACGACGGGTGGTCCTCCCGGATCTTCCAGATGTCCTCCTTGCCGAACAGCTCGGAGTAGGAGGCGTACTTGCCGATCCCCAGCATGGTCTTGCTGATCCGGTCCAGGCCGTGATGGAGGTCGTCGTCCTTGTACAGGCAGTGCATCACCATCGGATCCACCCGGTTGCCCACCGGGCGGCCGCGCCTGTTGACGTGCTCGATGCCCGCGTTCGCCAGCATGGCTGCGTCGAAGTTGCAGTTCTGGACGGCCCACGTGACCGAATCGTCCTCGAGGAATCGCTGGAACCGGCGCAGCATCCTCCGCGGCAACGTGTACCGCTCCTCCCCGTTCGCCAGGGACCAGAACACGACCTGGTCCTTCATCCTGTCCAGCCCGGTGGTCTCGGTGTCGAGCCCCACCATGTCCCAGTTCCCGATCCTCTCCAGCAGCCGCGTCGCCTGATCATCGGTGCCGATGTAGGCCGCCTCGGGCGCATCTACGACAAATGCCATGTGTCTCCTTTTTGTCAGCGCGCGTCGGGGACCCGGTGCACAGCCGTGCGCCGGGTCCCCTGGTGGCGCCGAGGACGACTTCAGTCGTCCTCGTACTCCACGTCCTCCTCGTACTCCTCGTCCTTGTCCTTGTCCTTGTCGCCGTCGTCGTCGGGGTCCGGAGCGTTCCGGCCCTTCTTGCCCATCCCGGGCGGGATCTCCATGTCGAGGATGTCCGCCTGCCGCTCCAGCGTCATGTCGAACATGACGTCGAAGTCGAACGGCTCCGCGAACTCCGCCACCCGCTCGTCGATGTCGCAGATGCGATGGCCGACGATCTGCAGCCCGAGCCAGGACACGTCGCCCCGCCCGGTCTTCTGCACACCCTTCACCTCGAGGTCGACGGCGAAGATGTGCGCCGGCCGCGGGTCGTCACAGCAGACGTCCCACTCACCGTCGCCATCCTCCTTGACGCACTCGATCTCCGGCACCGGCAGGTCCTCCACTCCGCACTTGGAGCAGTGGAAGTCCTCGAACCCCAGCTTGATGAACTCGATGTCCGAGCCCTCGAAGTCCTCCGCGTCCCGCAAGGTCCTGTCGCAGCCGGTGCAGCGGTAGGCCTTGTAGTCGATCTCCCCTTCCCCGCAGAGGCACTGGGTGGCCAGCGTGTCGTCGTACGACTCGAGCGTGCCGTGGTCGCTCTCGTTGAGCGTCCAGTGCAGCTTCCGTCCGAACGACGTCTCCACCTCGTCCCGGCACATCTCGCAGCGCCGGCCCTTGCACACGTCGTACACCGTGAAGGTGCCGTCGCCGTCGTCCCGGTCCTTCTCCACCTTGTGGTACTTCCCCAGGTGGACCTCGGTGTACACGTACTTCGAGGTCGGGGGGTTGAACCGCTGCTTCGCCTTCTTGCCGCCCTTCCGCTCCTTCCGCTCCCGGTCGTGGCACGGCAGGCACTCGGCCCCCATGCAGTCCCGGGTCTTCTTGCCCATGACGTCGTAGTGCGTCCGCTTCACGAAGAAGGGGCGCTCGATGCCGTCGAAGCACATGTGGTTGCCCGGGATCAGGCGCACGAACGTCGACTTCTCCTGCAGCTTGAAGAAGTTCCATCGGCCCTTGCCCCGCCCTCGTCCCTTGCTCCGCTCCTTCGCGTCCTTCTTCAGCTGCGACCGGTACCGCCTGTGGTCATACCCCATGTCGTTTCCTCCAGGTCCTAGTGTCTAGGGGGTTCTCGATGCAGGCCTGCACCTGCTCCTCGTCCATCCCGTCAGGCTGTTTGGCGCCCTCCGGGTACTCACACACCTTCACGTCGTGGGATCCGCCCCTCAGCGCCATTGCGGCCTCCAAGGTGCCGTCCCACCCGGCCTTGTCGTTGTCCAAGAACAGGACGACGTCGCAACCCAGTCTCCTCAGCAGCGTCCGCTGCGGCCGCGTCATGTACGAGCCAAGCAACGAGACGACGTTCTTGTACCCGCACTGCCACACCCACATGAGCTGCTTGTAGCCCTCGACCACGATCACCTGATCAAGGTCCTCGTGGTAGGCCACCGGGTAGACCCTGTGCATGTTCCACAGGTACCGCTTCCTGCCCGGCTTCCAGTCTCTCCTGTCGAGGAACTCCCTGATCTCCCGCACCAGCGGGAAGTGCTTCGGGTCCCCGTCGCCCCTCCTGCGCTCCGACACCCGGCCGACCACGTTGATCAGCGAGCCCCGGTGGTTCCGCACCGGGTAGATCACTCTCTCCCCGGTGCGGTCGTAGCCCACCTCGAAGTGCTTGAGCGTGGCCTTCTCGAACCCTGCGCGCAGCAATGACGACGGACACCTCTTCCGGTACGGCGCCAGGATGATCTCCGGCAACACGTCGTCCAGGGAGAACGCGAGCTCCCCCTTGAACAGGCACTTCCTCTTCGTCGGCGTCGAGAACCCCGAAGGGAGCTTCGCCATCTCGATATCGACCTGGCGCTGGTTGAGCCCCAGGTCCTGCAACAACGTCCTGAAGTTCCAGCCCTGGTGACAGGTCTGGCAGAACGACAACCCCGTCTCCAGGTTGACCGAGAAGCTCGGCCTCCTCTCCCGGCCCCCCTTGTGGAAGGGGCACGGCGACGCATACTCGCCCGCTCCCGGCCTCCCTCGAGGGAGGTGCTTGGCCAGGATCGCGAGCAGCGCCCTGTCAGACATCCTCTTCGTCGTAGTTGTCAGGCTCCGGGGGCTCGGGGACCGTGCCGAACTTGATGGCCGACCCCTCTCCCGTACGCCTGCGTCGCTTGCTGGGCTCGTTGTCCTTCTCCTCAGGCTCCGGGGGATCCCACAAGATCTCCTCGGAGTAGAAGCTGAAGTCCGACGCCGGAACGCCGTTGACCGTGAACCCCTCCAACGCCGTCTCCCTCGCCCCCGACACCACCAAGCTCAGCAGCGGATGCTTCTTCGTGCCCCGCTTGAGCACCCTCATCAGGAAGTCGGCTTCCTGCGCCAGCGAGTCGCCCAGGGCGATCTCGGACAGCTCCCGCCCCTTCGTCTTGTCCCCACCGCGGTTCGCCTGCCACGTGCACAGCACGGGCACGTCGAGGTCCACGGCCAGGTTCTTCAGCCCACGGCAGAGCGCATAGATGTCCTGCCACTTCGTCGAGCTCTGCATGTGGTACGCGCTGTCGAGCACGATCACCTGCGGCTGGAACTCCTCCGCCTTCGCGACGATCTCCGAGAAGGACCTCCCGGACCCGTCGGCCCCGGAGTGCGTCCCCTTCGTGATCATCAGCCTCGAGTCGACTCCCGCATCCTCGTCCTCCTTGATCAGGTCCAACGCCGCGAACAGCCGTCGCCGCTCGTCCGCGTTCATCCGGCCCTTGGAGTACCGCCCGTAGTCGACCTCCCCGATGCAGCAGGCCAGCCGCCTGCGCATCTGCTTGGGGGACATCTCCCGGCACCAGACCAGGATCCTTGCGGAGCACTCCGTGTACAGGTGCTCCACGATCTTCGTCAGGAGCCACGTCTTCATGCTCTTCGGCCGCCCGTACAGGACGTACAGGCCCTCGTTGACGATCCCCTGGGTCTCGTCGTTCATGATCTCCCACGGCCAGGGGAACCCCAGCATCCCGTCCGCGCTCTCCAGGACCTTGACCTCCTGCCGGATGGCCTTGTGGGCCGTGGCTCCGAAGTCGATGTCCTCTCCCGCCTCCACCGAGGATTGGGACAGCTGGTTCGCCGCCTCCATCAGGTAGGTCAGAGCCTCCCTGGGGTCCTCTCCCTCCTTCACCTTGTTGAACAGGTCGTCCGAGATGATCTCCAGCCGCTGCCTCAGGTGCCCCTGCTTGACGATGTCGCACAGGGATTCCATGTCGGCCCGGGGGGCCGGCAGGTCCAGCGAAGGGTGCTGGTCTTCGATCCACTCGATAGGTGGCACCTGCCCGTAATGTCTACGGTCGTGCCACCAGGCGTAGATGTCGTCGAAGACCAGCGCCGCGTCGCTGTCGTTGAAGTGGCTGGCATCGATCCCGAACAACCTGTTCGGGGTGTCGAAGTCCTTGTCTTCCAGGATCCGTCGTATGAGCTGCAGCTCCCAGCTGGGCAAACGTCACCCCCTATGGGCTCAAGGTTCGTTCTTGTGAAACGGCTGCTGCCAGGCTGCCGAGGGACCCCCAAACTATCGCGCGCACAAAGGCCCGGTCAACCCGGGAAACCCTTTGTGCGCGGATAGATAGGGCCCCACAACATCTTGCGAGCGACACCGTGTCGAGCTACCAGATGTGGGGCTCAGCCCACCCAGAAATTGAACCTCCCCGCCAGGTGCTCGAACTCGTATCGCCGGTCCGGGTCCCTCATGTCCTTCGCCGCTCTTGTGATCGCCTGGATCCCGGCGAACCTGTTCCTGCCCGGCTCGCCCTCCCACGCCGTGACCACCGCCTCCACCGTCCGCTTCGGGGCGCCACGCGCCCGCAGATACCGCTCCAACGCGTCGGGCGGATCCTCCAGCTCGGTGTGCCGAGCCTCCATCAGCAGGTCCAGGGACGCCCGGTGCCTGCTCTCCAACTCCTCGAACGACTCCCTCAGCAGGTCGTCGATGTCCTGGTCCTCGATCCGCCTGTGCGTGCGGCGCAGCAGGTGCTCCTTGTCCGCCACCCCCAACAGCCCGGACCCGCTGGACGTCCTGAACCAGAAGTCGTCCATCGTCAGGCTGGCCGCCCCCACCTCGGAGTTCCGCAGGTAGAACCCGGGGTGGTGCCAGTCCGGCTCCCCGTCCTCCAGCGTCCCGATCGCCTCGGCCTCCCCCGTCAGGAAGACGTAGTGGGAGGTCCGGTCGTTTCCCCAGCCCCAGTCCCAGTCGCCGGCGATGGGTCGTTGGATCACCCGCAGGGCCTCCACCCTGTCGGCGAACCTGCTCTCCAGCCGTGCGAAGACCCTCTCGTCGTCGATGGGCTCGTACAACGGCCCCAGGAACGCCTCGAGCACGCCGTCCGAGCGTGCCCTGGTCGTCTCATGACGACGCGACCTCACCATCCTCACCATCCCGGGCAGCCGGTTGAACCGACGCTGGAGCTCCTGCTGGATCTCCGCCGCCGTGATCACGGTCCCGGCCTGCCTCGTGGCGAACCACTTGTCCCACTTGATGCCGAGGGAGCTGCCGATCTGGGTCTTGGCCCAGTCGGTCATCTCCAGGATGCCGACGCCGGGGACCCGCACATGCAGGTTCTCCGTCACCGTCACCCTCTTGAGCTCGATCACCTTGTCGGGGTAGCGCCGCTCGTGGCGGGCGGCAACCTCCGCCCGCACCTCCTCAAAACTCCTCGGGTTCAGTCCCTGCAACGACGGCATGCACTACCTCCCTGTCGATGTCATCTGTCTCCTCGAACACCCCTCCCGTCCGGAGCATGTGCTCCTCCAAGACATCCACGAACGTCTGGTACGCCCCCTTCACCTCCTCGGGCCATGCCTCGAGCGCAGGGAGAGCCTCGTAGGTGAGCTTCCCGCACGTCGACAGGCCCCCGCCCTCCCGCACCTGCACCAGCGCGTACTGCACCTTCAGGTTGGGCCCTCCCGGATGCTCGGGGCCACGCAGGGCCACCTCCATCAGGATGAGCCCGTCGATCAGCGGCCTGCCCTCCTTCATGTCGGTCTCCTGAACAGGAAGGAGGCGTTCCAGGTGCCACCCGCCCATGTGGTGTGCACGGAGCCCGAACTGGTGGTGTCTTCCAGCACGATCACCTGCTCCCCCTCCCTGGCCGACGACAGCTCCGCGGTCACCAGCACCTTCTCCCCCGCCTTGAACTGGTGAGGACACGGCATTCGCTTGTGCTCCGAGCACTCGTAGCACTGCCAGGTGCTGACCCTCTTCACCTGCAGCTCCGGGAACGGGAGCCCCTTCGGCGTCCCCCAGCAGCACTCGTCCCCGACCATCATCACGGACCCCGCCTTCGGCCCCGCCACCTTGTGGACGAACTTCTCCAGGCAGGGCTCCCCGCAGTCGGCACACGTCACCGTCTCTCCCTCCTCGCGCAACCAGACGGGGACGTCGTCCCAGGTGGCCTCGACGTCGTTGGTCAGCACCCCGACGTCGATCCCGCCGCTGTTGATCGCCATCGTCTCAAGGTCCGCATGCACGGACTCACCGGCCCGGGCGATCATCTCCGGGTCGTCGGGCACCACGATGTAGTACTCGACCCCCACCCTCACGAATCCCGTGCTCACCAATCCACCTCCTGCTCCGACATCCCCAGCTTGAAGCTGCCGCTGATCTCGCAGTTGAGGCACCACACGTCGAACACGTCGCCCTCGACGTGGGCGATGGAGGTCACGTCCGGCACGTGCTCCTTGCACCCGGCCTCCTCCTTGGCCCCGGCCTCCTCCTTGGCCTCCTCCCACACGTCATGAGCACGGTCGAAGAGGATCGTGATCTCATCCATCGACAGGTCCATAGAGTCGGCCGTCTCGATCAGGTTCATGTCTGGCTGTGTGGCGGCAAGCTCGCACAGCAGCCTTGCGAACTGGAGCTTGTCGTCTAGCCACAGGGGGTTCTCAGTCGTCATTGAACTGATCCTCGTCGCTTTTGGCGATTGCTGCTCGGGCTTCTTCCAACACGTCAGCCGGATGGGCCATCTTGCCCATGTAATCAGCGGCCTTGCGTAGCGCAGCCAGCAGATCCGGCGCTGCTGCGATCAGGCGAGCATTGGCCTTATCTTCCTCTGAGAGCTTGCCGTCGATGGCGTCAGATCCCAGCGAGTTTGCGGTCCATGCGATGATCCGATCATCGGACTCGATCACCTCAGCCTCTCCGGCATCCCCTGATGCGCCTTCTACTGTCCACGGCCCTGGTGTGTGGCCGCTACTCACTGTCCCCCTCCCGGACGGTGCTGGGGATGTCGATGGCCCAGGTCACCGGATCACCTCCCCACCCTCGGCGTCGATGACCATGTCCGGGCCGTCCTCGTAGATCACCTCGCCTACGAAGGTCTCCCCGCCTCGGTTCTTGCCCGGCCGATCGTAGTGCTCGTAGTCGATCGTCCCCAGCTCCAGCGCCTTGCGGACGGCCTCCTTGTCCGGGGCCTCCACCACGCAGTAGTCGCTGGTCCTGTACACCCAGCCCACCTCGAACATGGGCATCAGTCGTCGCTCCGGATGCTCTCGATCCAGTCGTGGACCCACTGGACGCCGTCCAGGGTCTTCTCCTGGACAAGCTCCCATGCCGCCTCGTCCGCCTCCTCGATCCCGTCGACGGACTGATCGCAGGTCAGGGTGACCTCGGTGGACACCTCCCCCGTCAGCCACGTCGACCTGCTGATCTCCCCCGACTCCCGCAGGTGGAGCGCCTTGCTCACCCGCGCCTTGCCGTCCCCCAGAATGTCCTTCAACAGATCCTTGGCCATGGTGACCTCCTCCGTTCGCTGGTCGATGAGCTTCTTCCCCTTCCCTCGCCTGGTGATGGTCCGCCTTCCGACGACCACCTCGTCGCTCACAGCTTCACGCCCTTGGGGCCGTAGATCTTCGGCGTGCCCTCCTGCACGATGATGCAGTCCTGCACGTCCTCCTTGTGCTCCTCGGACACCTGCCCGCCCGCGAGGGCGGCCTTCAGGGCCTTGACGTCCACCTTCTTCACCACGCCGGGCAGCGCCAGCACCTCGGGCGCCGCGCGCCGCAGGGTGCTGAGGTCCACCACGGTCTCCTTCGAGCGGGAGATGCGGAAGGGCCCGTACTCGGCCTTGTCGCCGTCGAACTTCTCCGTCCGCACCTGGCCCCTGATGTCCTCGATCAGGGCCGACCGCTCGTCGTTGAGCGCGTACCACTTGCGGAACTCGTCGGAGGCGGACTCCTCCACCTCGACCAGGTCCTTCTCCAGCGCCTCAAGCGCCTCCAGCTTCTCTTGGATCTCTGCTTGCGACATCGGCTCCTCTGTGTGCTCGGCCGAGGAGGTCCAACACCTCCCTGGCTTTTTCAAGGTCCTTGTACGTCCCTTCCCATGGGCCTCCCGGCCCGTAGTCCGCATTCCTCATCAGGTAGGCCGGGTGCAGGATGACCATGGTGGGCACCGTGTAGTCCCGGAACAGTCCCGGCATCTTCGCGTCGAAGATCGTCCCGTGATCCTCCGTGACCGCCACGTTCCTGCCGACCAGGAAGGTCGCCGCCACCTTTCCGCAGGCGATGATCAGGTCGGGGTCGACCGCCATGATCTGCGCTGCCAGCCTCGGCCAGCACGCCTCCATCTCCGGCGCCGACGGATCCCGGTTGTCCGGGGGACGGCACGCCACCATGTTCGTGATGAACAGGTTCCTGCGCACGTCGAGCATCGTGTCGACGGGGAGCTCCCCCTTCTTCAGGTCGTCGTACTCCTCCAGGTCGAGCTGTCTCGCCAGCAGCCCCGCATCGTGGAGCAGCTGCGTGATGATGTCCCCGGCCTGGCCGATGAACGGCCATCCGTACTTGTCCTCCTCATCGCCCGGCGCCTCCGAGACGATCATCACGCGGGCCTTCTTGCTGCCCGCGCCCAGGACCACCCGGTTCCTACCCTCGCTCAGTCCGCACTGTGTGCATCCTCTCCAGTCGCGAGCGATGTCGCGCAGGGACGGTGGTGTAGCCATAGCCCTTCCTCCTCAGCTTGCCTTTGAGCTTGTTGCACAGCCCCTTGCAGGGGCCCATCCTCACATCCTCGAACAGCGTGACCAGCGGTTTCTTCTTCCCCTCGTAGGGCCTCTGGATCCGGCCCACCCCCTGCTGGAACGTGCGCCACACCTTGTACGGCGTGAGGAACATCATCGTGTCCAGGGCCGGGTCGTTCATGGCCTCCTCGGCGCAGCCGGGGGTGGCGAACACCACCCTGTGGTCCCGCAGGATCTGCAGCCTCTTGTCGTAGGCGATCTGGCCGTGAATCACCCCGGATCCTTCTACCAGCTTCGCCAACGCCTCCACGTGGCCCACGCTGTGCGACAGCCCCAGCACCTTCCTTCCGGCCCGCTGCGCCTTGCCCACGTGCTTGGCGATGAGCTCGTTCCTCTCGGCATGCGCTCCCAGCCACGACCTGAACTTGCCGATGTTGAACTGCCCGGCCTTGTCCAGGACGGCGGGGTCGGCCATGTCGCAGGTGAAGGAGGTCTGGACGAAGTGGATCTTCGCCGGCAGGTCCTGCGTCAGGTCGGAGAACAGCACCTTCCCGATGTGGAACATGTACAGGCTCTCCAGCCCGTCCTCCCTCTCCACCGTCGCCGTCAGCCCCAGCCTCTCCCCCGAGAACAGCGGCAGCGCCCTGGAGAAGGTCCGCGCCGATGCGTGGTGCACCTCGTCCAGGATCACCAGCTTCCACCTCCGTAGGAACCACCCCGGCCACGTGCCCACCTTCTTGGACAACGTCTGGATGGTGGCGATGGCCACCGGCCTGTCCCACTCGAACTGCGACTGCCTGATGACCCCGACCTGATGCGGGGGGATCCCCAGGAACTTCTCGATCTCCTCCAACCACCCCTCCACCGTCCCCGTGTTGGTGATGATGATCAGGATGGGGCCGCCGAGCTGGGCGCCCTTCTTGAGCGCCAGCCCGGACTTGCCCCTGCCGCAGGCGAGGTTGAGCACCCCGCCGTCCGCCACGGACAACGCCTCCCACGCCTCCTCCTGGATGGGATCCCTGGGCACGAACCTGTCGTGGAACCAGATGTCCTCATAGTCCCTGCTTCGCACGTCGTAGATGGGGAACCCGAACCGCTCCAGCTTGTCCGCGGAGAAGGTCTCCCTGGGCACCACGATGTGGTCCCGCTCGTCCTTGTAGGCGATGATCTGGGTCTCGTCCTCCAGGTCGAAGGTCAGCCCGTTGCGGATCGCCGCCTCGTTGACATGGGCTCTCGGGAGCCACAGCTCCCTGCCCCAGTACCCGGCGTCCGGGCTCTTCCGTACGAACTTCATCTGAACTCCCACCCCGACAGGAAGTACTCCACCGCGTCCTTGATCTCCGCGTGCAGCTGACGGCTTGACAGCTTCCCGCACTCGTCCACCGCGCGCATCACCTCTCCCGTGACGGAGCTGGCCAGACCACCCAGGCGTTGGTCCTGGATGGCCCGACGCAGCTTGTCGTACTCGACCATCTTCGGCAGCTTGCGACGCATCCGCAGCGCCGCGAGCATGGCCCGGTCCTCCTGCATCCTGTCCAGGGGGTATGTGCTCGCCATGAGCCTCAGCAGCTCGACCGTGGGGATGGACTTGCCCGCCTCCACCTGCCGCAGCCACTCGTAGGACACCCCCAGCCGCCCCGCAGCCTCTGTGCGGGACAGCTCGGCCTCCTCCCTCACCTCGCGGAACGATCTGTGCGCCATGTGTTACGACGTAAGTAGGGGGACCTACTCGTCGTCCTCGTGACCGCTGTCGCATCCACCGTCGCCGCACCCCTTCTTGCCCGCCTTGCGCTCCGGCTGCATGGGCTCCGGCCTCCGGGGTGCCGCGCGCGCCTTCGGCTGGAAGCGGAACACCCGGAAGAACTCCGACAGCTCCCCGCCCATCGCGCTGATCCCGCCCGACAAGGCGTTCCACCCGAGTCGGTGGTGCCAAGGCTCCCCGTCTTCCAGGTAAAGCAGCTCGTCCACCAGCTCGTCCGGCGGATAGGGGAGGTCGTCCCTGCTCCGGTCGTCCGAGGTCGTCCTGCGTTTGCTGCCTCGGCCCCTCTCCCTGCCATGACGGCGCCGCCGGCGGGCCGCCGGCGAGTCGTCTTCCTCCTCCTCCCAGTCCATCTTCTCGTAGCAGGACTCCCTGAACGGACATTCCTTCCTGCACTCCTGATCCTTGTCGTTGTACCCCGTGCCGAAACAGCTTGGGCGCGACCGGAACTTCGAGCTGTAGCTCAACTAAACCTCCTTCTGGTGCATCGTCCTTATACCGGCTTCCCTGTTGCCCTTGAGGATGGTTGACGGCCGCAAAACGGTGGCCGTATCATGGCCCCCGACCGTAGGAGCGCGCGTGGGCCACCCAGTCTTGGACCTCTACGACGACCACGCAGGCGATGTCCTGCGTGGGCTTCTGCCTGATCCCAGCGACGTTCCCGACTTCATCAAGCAGGCGAGTCCGGTCACCGCGGACGCGGATGATCACGAGTTTGCGCTGGTGATGATCGGTGGTGACGGCAAGAAGAGGCGCAAGTTCGCGCACGTCGACCCCGGCAACACCGCCCTGTCGGTGATGTACTTCCTCGAGCGCCGCCATGTGCTGCCCGAGGAGATGCGCAAGCACGCCGCGCACAATCTGCTGATCGCCTGCGCGGAGCAGGAGCTGACCCCTCCGGAGCCTTTGGCCAAGGAGGCTGCGGCCCACGAGCCCGAGCTCGAGGGGTTCCACGACAGCACCGTGTACGAGGCCGTCTTCCTGTCGGAGCCCCCCGAGGTGCGCCAGCCCAGCCACAGCGTCGATGGCGTCCCCCTGGACACCTTCGGCGAGGTGGAGAAGGCCGCGACCTGGTTCGACGACAACCACCAGGACATGCACCCCTCCCAACGGCGCACCGTCGCCGTCGGGATCGACAAGCGCGCCACCGCTCTGGGCGTGGACACCTCCTCCGAGCTCGCCCGGTATGCCGGCGACAGCTACTCCAAGGACCTCGGCCTGATGATGGCCACCCGGGAGAGGTTGATGGGCCACCGGGAGGAGGCGGGAGCCTACAACCTCCTGCTGGACAAGCAGGCCTCCCTGACCCCCGACGCCTTCGTCGAGGCGGTCGTGCACATGGATGTCGCCCTGGGGCTCGACAGGCACTGGGACGGCGAGGTCCCGGACCCCTGGTGGTCGACGTTCGACAAGGTCGCCTCGGAGGACTTCGTCCACACCGACGGCATCGACCGGGTCACCGGCGTGGAGCTTGCGACAATGGCTCGCGACAAGCTGCCTCAGATGAAGCAGCATTTCCCCGATGACATGGTGACGGGGTTTGCCAAAAACCCCGTCGCCGTGTTCAAGTCGATGCCAGCGCCGATCAAGACAATGCTCATGCGGATGGCGCGTGACTACGACCACCCGCCCGCATAGATAGGAGAAGGACTCATGGGAGACAGCCTCAGCTTCGGTAAGCGCAACGCCAAGCGTGCCCACCTCCTGCGGGGCCACGGCCTGGCGTCCGAGGTCAAGGATGTCCGCGACGATGTCGACGACGCCTTCACGGCGCTTGAGGCCCGTACCGGCATGCCGCAGATCCACGAGGTCCGCTTCATGAACGCGGCGGACACCGGCCCGAACGATCCCTCGTTCTCCGTGGGCGACGTCGGCTCCGCACCAGCGGGGCAGGTAGGGATGGAGGGGATCAACGACAGCGACGGAGATGACGCGGACGACACTGTCGCCGTCATCACCGGGCTCAACCTGGACAGCGGCCTGGGGTACGACACCCTCACGGACGATGGCGCCGCGGCCAACGCGAAGATCCGGTTCACCTCGCTGGTCCCCGGCGACAGCAAGATCAAGGTGGCCCTGACGCACGACGCGGAGCACGGCGCCGCGCCGCCCAGCATCGCGATCACCACCGACTCCGAGAACGACCAGCTCCTCACCTTCACCTACGACGGTGAGGAGGGCAACAACAGCCGCGCTCTCGACTTCCGTGCGGCGCTGCTCGCCGACGACGTCGCGAACCGCCTCATCGCCATCGACTTCGATGGTGAGGACGGCACGGGCGTCCACACCCAGCTCGAGGGCTTCGCGGCCGCCGCGCTCGCCGGCGCCACCGACCGCAGCCGCAAGGGCAAGGCCGCAGTTGTCCGTCTCCGTGGTGTCGAGGGGCTGCTGAAGAGCGGCCTCAACGCCAACGCGTACCGCCAGCTCGCCTCGGAAGGTCCCGATGAGCAGCCGTCGGCCACCGAGCTCCGCATCTTCTTCGACCACGACGGCACGTGGGACGCCCTCATCGACGCTGCGACGGCGGGCCGGACCATGCAGTGCGATGTGGTCATCGATGGCTACCAGATGTCGTTCCCCGCGCTCATCGTCAACGTCACCGCGTAGGCCGGTGCCTGACGCCTCCCCGGAGGAGGCCTACCTCGACGCGCTCAAGGGGACACGGCCTCCACCTCCCCCAGAGGCGGGGACGAAGGCGATCCGTCTGCGCTCCTTCCTGGCGCACCACGACGCCCACCCCTTCGCGCTCGACGTCCTCCTGCTCAAGCTGTTCGGGCCCCAGTACTTCGACTGGGAGTGGGCCACGATCAAGGGCGAGATCCGTCACCGCTTCAGCTCCACCATCTCCGAGCTGAACTTCAACAAGATCGAGGCGATGCGGACCCTGCACCGCTCCGATCGGGCGTGGAGCAGGTGGGAGGTCTTCGAGAAGGTCGTCCAGGCGATCAACAACAACATCCCCATGTTCGACCGCATGCAGCGATGCTCGCTCGAGCAGCTGTGGAACGGCGCGCGGATCATGGGGCTGGTCCGCAAGGAGCGGTTCAAGCTGGACGTGCCGCGGTACGTCGCCGCCGTCTTCCACGAGGACTCCGTCTGGCACTGCCCGGGGCCCCTGTCCTTCGCCAGGAGCCTGGTGCGGCAGGATCCTGAGGTGGGCAGGGCCTTCAAGGCCTATGACGGCAAGCGTCCCCTGGAGGAGACCGGGGTGGACATCCAGGTGGCCAAGCTCCACGTTGCGAAGCGGTACGTGGAGATGCGAGACTCGCAGCTGCAACAGCAGCTGGCGCTCATCAGGGAAGCGCCGGCCCAGCTCTAGCTCGGAGCCAGATTGGCCGACTCGCTCACAGCCGCAGGCGTCCAGTTCGACAGCCGGGAGCAGTCCAATCGCGGGAACTCCCTGCGGTACCCCTCCCCGTTCTTCGATGTCGCCGGCACCTACCTGCCCAACACGGTGCAGGACCTCTTCAAGTACTGCCGCTACTACACGCTGACCAACCCCCTGGTGAGCTCCGTCATCTACAAGATGGCGCTGTACCCCATCACCGACATCCTGTTCGAGGCGACTGAGAAGGGCCTGAAGAAGAAGTGGGAGGACCTGCTGATCGACGACCTGAGGGTCAAGTCGTTCCTGGTCGAGGCGAACCTGGACAAGGAGTGCTACGGCAACGCCTTCATCTCGGTGTTCTTCCCCTTCATCAAGTGGCTGACCTGTCGCCACTGCAAGGCCGAGATCAAGGCCGACAACGCCAAGTTCCGCATGGCCAACTTCGCCTTCCGCATGTCCTGCAAGAAGTGCGGGAACGAGGACGACGCCAAGGCCGAGGACAGGCAGATCCAAGACGCCAAGGGCATCAAGCTCATCCGGTGGGATCCGGAGAGCGTGAGCGTGGACTACAACCCGATCACGCAGGAGCGGCGCTACTACTACAAGATGCCGCGGCGGCTGAAGAACGCCATCACGATGGGCAAGCGGCACGTCGTCGCCAAGACCCCGCAGACCTTCATCGAGGCGATGCGCAAGCGCCGCGCCATCGTCCTGGCCCCCGACAACCTGTACCACTACCGCCGGTCGTCCATCTCCCACCTGGACACCGGGCTGGGCGTGCCCCGCCTGCTGCCTGTTCTCAAGGACGTCTTCTACATGACGATCCTGAAGAAGAGTCAGGAGGCCATCGCGATGGGGCACATCGTCCCCTTCCGCGTGCTCTTCCCGCAGCCGGGCTCCACGACGTCGGACCCCTACTCCAACGTGTCGATCGGCAACTGGCAGGAGTTCGTCAAGGGGGAGATCTCCACCTGGAAGCAGGACCCCAACTACATGGCGGTGATGCCTCTGCCCCTGGGCTTCCAGAACATCGGTGGCGACGCGCGTTCGCTGGCGATGCACGAGGAGATCAAGGTCTGGGCCCAGCATGTGGTCGCTGGCATGGGCGCCCCGCAGGAGTTCATCTTCGGCGGGCTGTCGTACTCGGGGAGCTCCGTGTCGATGCGGATGCTCGAGAACGAGTTCCTCCGCACCCGCGAGGACATCTACGGGCTCATCCGCTTCGTCGTGAAGCGCATCGGCCTGTTCATGCGGTGGGAGGAAGCCACCGCGACGATGGCCCCCTTCAAGATGGCGGACGACCTGCAGAGGGCCGCCTTCGACTTCCAGCTCAACATGGCCGGCAAGCTCTCGGACAAGACCCTGCTGACCTCCCGCGACTACGACGTCGACGACGAGCAGGACGGCCTGCGCGAGGAGGCCAAGCACCGGGCCGCTTTCGTCAAGGAGGCACAGAAGGCCAACGCCGAGGCGGCCGGTGAGGCCATGCTCGTCCAGACGAAGTATGGGGTGAGGGCCCAGAAGCTCCAGCAGCAGGCCCAGGCCGAGGCTCAGCAGCAGCCCGGACAGCAGCCCCCTGGTGGTGGCCAGCCGGGGGCCGAGGGACAGGGTGGCCAGCCCCAACAGGGTGGCCAGCAGCCCCAACAGGGCGGCCAGCCCCAACAGGGCGGCGGGCAGCCGCAGCAGGGTGGCGGCGCTGATCCCACGAACGGGATGCAGTCGCAGATCGGCCTGAACAACGTCCAGGGCGTTCT